CAGAACTGAATCAAAAGGGCGTGTGAAAAAACGAGAGTTTTTTCATTCGTCCTTTTGCTTATAGTTATAATAATAGCTATATTACATAAAAAAGGGTATAGTTCCCCTTACCCCATAAGAATGATATTATGAAATCTTATGCGGCAGCTGCAACTTTTTTCTGTTTGTTGTGATATTTATAAAGATTGTGTCCGATAGAAACGAGAAATACTTCAAGCAATACAGATTTTATTCCTCTTCGGACAATTCTTTTGTACCACCGGTCGTTTTTCATGATACCAAAGGTACCTTCTGCCTGAATGGATCTGTTCATCCTTAGAAGCGCTCCCTGGATGCTTTCGAGATTTTCTATCACTTCCTGATGCATCGCTGTAAGTTCGCGGTTGATCCGTACAGTACGGTTTTTATCTGTCTTTTTACATTGTTCTGCATATGGACAGCCGGAGCAATCTTCACACTGATACACTTCTTCCTGACGCCCATACTTGTTCCCTTTTACGTTTTTTCGATACTGAAGATAAAAGCTTTTCCCATTTGGACAACGCATGATTCCGCCTTCCCCGATTGGAAAATTTACTGCACGAAATGGATCTTCATGATACTTCTTGTCTGTAGTCTCTTTCTTGAACATGGTAAATTTCATATATTTTTCCATTCCATGCTGCTCACAGAAGATGTAATTGTTGTAAGAACCATATCCAGCATCTGCTACTGGGTACTTCGGATAAAAGCCATATGTAGTATAAAACTTGTTCATTAATGGAATAAAACAATCCATATCTGAGCGATACTGATTTACATCAACAACAGCAATATATTCATCTGCAATACCGACCTGTACATTATAAGCTGGAAGCAACTGGTCATTGCCCATGTAGTCTGTCTTGATTCGCATAAAAGTGGCTGAATGGTCTGTTTTCGAGTAACTGTTGCGATCTTCTCCACAGATTTTGATTTTTTCCACGTATTCTTCCAACTTAGCAGCATACTCTTTGAGTTTCTCATAATGACGTTGTTGTGTAGTTTTGCGATGTCCCCTGCCATGAACAAACATTGCTTCATTAATCTGCCAGACTTCTGCATACTGTTCAGCAGCTTCCTTCAGATACTCTGGTGCGTACTCACTATTGATACAAAGTTTCATACCTGTACATGAAAGTTCCTCATTGATTTCCTCAAAGAGTGTAGTTATCTTACCAAAGAGACGGTATCTGGATTTTTCGGTTGCTTTTTTCCATACCCAGGAGTATTTATTCGCATTTGCTTCAAACTTGGATCCATCAATGTATAGATGTTGAAGATCTACATGCTCTGTCTCGAAGATTTTTTTGTTTATATCTTGAAATATTTCTTCAATGGAATCAGCAAGTACTTCGTTGATGAAGTAGCCGAAAGTACGGTAAGAAGGTGCTTGATGATCCATAAGATACATGAAGCGGAGATTGACTTTACACTGATCCTCCAGTTCACGCAATGATATATAGCCATTCGCCATAAATCCAAACAAAACTGTTTTCAGCATGCTGACCGGGTCATATCTGAGTCTTCCTGTATAATGTTGAGGAATATTTTTCAGATATTTCTCCAGTTCGATTTCTCCCATAAATCTATCAAAAGTCAGCACTGGATCACAGATGTCCAAATAATCTTGAATTAGCATTGGCAAAACTGCCTGTTTTGGGTTAGAATAGATTATGTTATTAATTTTTTTCACAAATTAATTATAACAGAAAGAAAGACCTTGAGTTCATTATAAACTCTTGGTCTTTCTTTTTTTTTCGGGACTATTCTTTTTTCACAGCCCCAAATCTCATACGTTACCTCGGTATCGACCATCTCTGGTTATTTACCGATATAGTTATCAACTATGTTATAAAAACACCGTATGTTACCATACGTTTCGGCTTGCACCGACTTCATTAAGCTTATCGACGATAGTCATTTTATCTAAGTCTTTATACGCTTGTCCCATAGCAACAAGTGACTTAGTTGCATCTTCAATATTATCAAATTCAGATACATTCAGGAGTACATTTGCTGTTTTCGCACTTTCGGCAGCTGCATCAAGCGACTCACCCAATCGCATATAGTCAGCAGTGCTTGTCTGTATCTGTTTTGCAGTTGTACCAACCGCATCTGCTACATCAAATGTAGTATTCTGATAATTTTTTAAACTTTGCAAAGATTCATCAGATACTTTTCGCATTTCTGTAAGGGCAGTGTTAAGTTCTCTTACAACATTAAAACCTTCTTTACCAAGGTTGATAACATCATAAACCCCAAACATACCTGCCATCTGAGCAGCAATCTGATGGAATCCACTATTCTTTAAAGTGTCCCACAATGTTCTGCCAGCACGACCAGCTTCGACTTCTGCATTATAAATCTTTAAGATTTCACCATGAATCTTGTCAAGACTCATACTAGGATTACCGCTTTCAATTTCCGCATAGTAAGCTTTAATTTTAGCCTTTGCTTCAGAAGACATCTTACTGTTCTCAGCTAAAAGTTTGTGAATCTTGTCTAATTCTTTCTGACCTGATACAAAGTTATATCCCTTTTCAGAAGCCGACATATTAGTAACAGTAGCGATAGTATTTTTGATTTTCTTTTCATACTCATCCAATTTAGAAATATCATCGCTTGTCACCAAACTAGCATCTTTACCCTTTAATTTATTGAGTAGAGTTTCGTACTCATGAACAGCATTCTTGACAGCCTGTACATTTTTTTCATAAGCGTCACTTGCCCAACCGCCGTCTTTAAGTCTGTCAATAGTTGTTTTGTATTTAGTAACCTTGCCATTGTAAGAATCCAAACGCTTATCATACTTATTAAGATTTACATTAGCATTCTGTTCTTTGGCTTGTGTATTTTCCTTAACTTTCTGAGTATTCTGCTCTAATACATTATTCTCTTCTTTGATGGAATTAGTAGCAGACTCTACAAAAGCAGAAACATCTTTATCAGGAAATGCGTCTTTCATGTCCTTAGACGGAATAGTAGTAGGAGTTTTAATCTTTGCTAATTCAGATTCTAACTCTTTAACTCTATTGGCAAGTTTTTCGATTTCATCTACAGAAGCATTTACATTTAAACCATTTTTTAATGTCTCAGTAAATCCTTTTGCAGATACAGAAATCTCATCAAGCTTAGAAACAATGGTATTTAACTGTTCAATAACACCAGATAAATCTTTACTATTACCAAATAAATCTCCAAGAATTCCATTCTCTGAACGTTTATTCTCTGCACGACCTAACTGAGCATTAGCATTTTTTATCTCTTTTTTTAAATCATCATATGTAGAACCAAGTAATTTCTTATAAACATTACTATTTCCGACCTTAAATTTTTCTTCGGCTCTCTTTATAATTCCTTGATATGCACCAATAAGCTCAGTTGCACTAGCTTCATCTGGTTCAAAGAATTTAAGCATTTCCTTATTGGTCTTTCCGGTACCTTTCATGGCAGAAAAGAGTTTTCTATATGCTTCAAGCTGTCTTTGGGTTGACTGTGATACTTTCTGGTTTAATCGTTCTGACACCTCGTTACCAAGATCGAGATTTAAACTTAGTTTAATATTAGAAGTTGCTTCTCTGATATTATCAAGCTGTTTTAATAACGGAGATAATTCTTCACCATCACCGACATCAACCAGAACTCCCTTAATAGAAGATAAACTTGACTCAATACTTCTAAATAATGATTCAAGTTTTGTAAACTGTTCAGTATTGAAGACTTCTGTGTTCTTAGTCTGATTAGTTTCGTCTATTAATTTCTGAAATAAGGCTGTAATTGATTTTAGAGATTCTTCATCTTGAAGAATATTCCCAAATATAGAACGCTGAGAATCGGATAGAGTAGTGTCTTCACTAAGATTTTGTACTGATTTCGCTATAACACCATTGGAGAGAATATCATTAATTTTATTTGATGTTTCCTCTACTTGGTGAAAGATAGAATCAAATTTTGTAGAAAAGACTTGTAATTGATCTAATCCAAATGAGTCTCCGTTTGACTTATAGCTATCTTCAAGAAGGTAAGAATATTCTGATTTAAATCGTCTTATTGCGTCTGTAGCTGTAAGAGTACCGTTTTCTAATTTTTCAAAATATTCAGCAAATCTATCATCACTAAACCAATCGTATCTATCAATTTTATTTGCATCTAAAAATTGATTGAATGTCTGAGTAGCCTCATCACGAATATTTTGCATTTCTGCTTTTAATCTATCTAGTTCGTCTAATTTGTCAGCAAAACCAGAACCAACTTTAAAGTTTTCAAATTCATTTCGCAATTCTTCATTGGCATTTTTTGCATCACTCAATCTTCTAGTAAGTCTTTCTACTTCACCTTCTAGTAAACGAACATTTTGCTGTAATTCACCAATATCAGAGCTTACACCGAAATGACTAAATAATTTTTGAACATCTGTTCCATACGCTTTTAATGTTTCAAAAGAATCAAACGCCTCTTTAAATCCTTTTACAGAAAAAGCACTATCAATATTACCAGCAACCTTTTGAGCTTCAGACATACTCTTCGAGATTTTATCAAAATCAGGTAGGATATGTGATAAATCTGTTCCAGACATTGCTTTTAAAGCATTTGTCACTTTAATTAACTCAGAAGCATTGTCTTTAGAAGCCTTCTTTTGAAAATTACTATAAGCATCAGCAGTAGCATTTATTAAATCTTGTTGGGTTTTCCAATATTTTTGAAGGTTTTTATTATTGGAAATTTTATCAAGAGTGTCTGCAAATGATTTTAATTTATCTTCACCATTGATATTAACAACAACTTGTTGTTCAACGGTGGGTGCTTTTAATTTTATTTCGTCAGCCATTCTATACCTCCTATATGTCTATTTTTATATTTGATTTATATTTATTCCATATATTTTCATAATCTTTTTGATACTCTGTTTTTTGATATTGGTCTATTCTTCTTTTAAAATCTTGAAGTGGTGATATTGAAGCTTTTTCTGCTTGTTCCCAGCCATGCTTAATACCAACTCTTTTGTTCCAAGGTTCAGGAAAAGACCAAGGCGTTCTGTTACCATCGTATTCGACTGGTGGTGCAGTCCAAGGAACTAACATTTCTCCATTAATATTTGCTCCACCATGCCAGCCTTGTCTAAACACTTGATCATAAAGACCATCTTCTCCTGCGTATCCATTTCTATAGGAAATTAAAGAGGGTTCAAACCATATACTTAAATAATCAGTAGCCTTTTTAGTTTGAATTAAATCATATAAACTTCCACGCCTATCATAAAAAGGGTTAGGGTAGCTATTATAAAAATCCGTAATAGTATCTTTATATATAGTTCTTATCTTTTTTTCTGCTACATTAAAATATTCCGAAAAAGACTTCTCTTGGGCTTCCTTAACTGCTTCCTTTGCTTTTTCTTGTAATTTTTTCATATATGATTGATAAAATGAACTTTGATTATTCGACATGTAATTTCATCACCTCCAAAATTTTCACTATAATTTCACTATTTTTACACTAAAATAGGAGAGCAGTATAACCACTCTCCATAAGAAAAAGCACTATGCGCTGTGACACGTATAGAGCCTGTTTATTTCACAAGAAATTTGAATTTACTTAGACTTCTTTGAAATTACCTTTCTTAACAAATTCAAGAATTTTTCCTTCCAAATCTTCTTTTGGAATCTCATCGAGTTTATTACTTACAACATTAACAAGCGGTGTGAGAGTAGCATTTGCCAAATCAGAAATCCTTCCAATCTGTTTGCTAATAAACGCCTGAGTAGTTGTCTCATTAAATTGTACATCCGACTGTTTCATGGATAGAATGGTCTTAAACTCACTCAATTCACTCATAGGAATAAGTGGATCAGTTTTATCAGAGCCAACCATTAAAATATCGAGTAAGCCAGATGATTTAAGTGCATCATATCCCTTGATGAATCCTTTATCATCATCGTCAATCTCAAGATCGGTATATAATTCAATCACTGCACGACAAAACTGTACATACTGACCAACAGAATTTACTCTAATCTTATCTGTTTTACGATACTTTGTTACTCCGTTATCATCATAAGCTTCCTGCTCAAATGTTGTCTTATCTACAATCAACTGTGCGTAAGCATCTTTCTTAATGATTGAAACATATGGAGTGATTTTAATTTTACTTAATAGCTGTTCCTTTAATGTGTTATTTGCCATGTCGTTATACTTTTCTACAAACTCTAAAAGTTTCATATTACTTTTTCTCCTTTAATCATTTATTGGTGAGAATTTTTCACATTCTCCATTATGTATTTCTTTTTGAATTCGACCTTCTATAGCTTTCTTTAGAAGACTACAATTTCGTTTGTATTTTTTACATCCGATGCAGTGAGATTTAAATTCATCAAACTGTGAAGCATTGTCAAAAACTCCAATGTAGTCAACAGGTCGTATTGTAATTTCTATTCGTGGATTTTCTGAATCATAATAAATCCCTTGTACACGTTCACATAACTGAGTGTCATCAATCCACACGGATTCGCTGTCTGTAATCGCATCGGCAAGACACTTAAAACTGTTATTGGCATCTTTATCTACTCTGTCAAAATAGAAGATGCAATCCATATAATAGTGCTGTGATTTGTCATCCGATTTAATCCAGTTTTGTTTTTTTGCTTCTGTCTTTACATATTTTGCAAATTCTTTCTGATATTTAATTGCTTCTGGTTTTTTATATCCTACCGCCATTGGTTTCCCATTTTTTAAAATAGCTCTCCAACCTAAATAGTGGTTGACTGAAGGTGCGATAGGAGATGTTAATTTTAATTCTTGTATATTATTCTCTCCTTTACATAACAAAAGAGCGGCTTCCGAAGAAACCGCTCTTTCATATTTCTTATATTTAATTGTGGTATGTATTGGTTTTAGTTATTAAGTATCATAGAATAAAGTTCCCATTTGGCGTTTGGATATTTGCTGATATTTTCACAGACAAGTTTATGGACATCATTCATATTCCCTAAATTCTTGTCAATATGAATTACTTTTCCACCTGTTATTTCGATTTCTTCACAAATTACATTGTAATACATTCCCATAGGCATACATCTCCTTTATCTCTTTATACAAAATAATTCATATAAGTCTACATGTAACGCAAGAGATAAAGCGACTGCATGAGATAATAAAATATCAGAAGTATATCCATTTTCTAAATTAGAAATAGCAGTAGAAGATAGTCCGCATCTCTTGGACAATTCTGATATTGATATATTCTGTTTATACCTATATTCACCAACTTTATTCTTCATGTAATGTAGTATGCTTAGAATTATTTTGTATATTCATATAATACATAAGAAAATATTAACCAGAATTGGTAATTTTTGTGATATAATTAAAAGAATGTTGCTAAAAATTGCCGTTTCTTAAACATTCTTGATATTTCTCAGAAATGAACTTTATGCTTTCTTCTGCTTGACCGTTTTCCATATTATGATCACTTAAAAGCTTTTCATATTTTTTGTATGTTTTGAATACATTATTAAAAGCTTCTTTATTCTGCTTTTGACCATTGGAAAGAGAAGAACAAAAATCTAAAATGTATTTTCGTTTTCTCTCTAAATTATTATCTAATAATTCAGATTCAATATTTTCAATACCTTTAGACATTTTAGTAATCTCTTTGTATTGCCAATTATCATGTTTTTCTAAAGTGGTTATTCTGTCTTCAATAGTTAATTTGTCTTCTTCATATCCAAATTTAATTCGTAGAGATTTTTTGACTTTTGTAAGGAGAAATATAACTTTATCAACACCAAGAATGATTATAAAAACCCCCATGATAATAGATGGATAATCTAAACTAAATAAATTTTCTATAGCATCCATTCATAAACCCGCCTTCTTATTTTTTGATAAGCTGTTTGAATGCTTCATACAAACCTGTGCTTGCTAAACCACTAAACATTCCACCTAATAAGATTTCAGGAGTAAATGACATATTAATCCAAATATTAAGTACAACACCTAAAACTGCCATAATTAATGGAATATATTTATTGATTGTATCTGTAGTAATAACGTTCTTAATTACATATCCAACGCATAAACAAACTCCAACAATAATTGGAACTGCAAAATTTGCTAAAAATGTTAAATCCATAATATCCTCACTTTCCGCTTAGGCTAACCCAAGCAATTTTTTCCATGTTTTACCTTTTGCCGTGATCACACCATCAGTAATACATCCGTTTGCTCTCTGATATGCTTTTACGGCAGCATCAAATTTTGAACCTGCGCAACCATCTACCGTGCCACAATTAAATCCTTTTGAATTTAAATATTTCTGGATTGGTTTAACTACAGCATGTTTTCTGTTTGTAGTTGCAGATACGGTTACAGTTTTTGATAATGTCTCATTTCCGGCTTTCCCATCAACACCTGCACCAATAGCTTTCTGAACATCTTTAATGAACTGTGTTTTTGTATAAAGCGTTTCCTGTGCCACAGTAGAAGAAACATTTATGTTTCCTAAACGCTGTTTGAATTTGTTCCATTCTTCTAGTTTATTCCACCACTGAATAGGGCAATGTTTTCCATTAACATCAAAATGCATATAAACATTTGTAATCGGGATGTTATATAAATTCATAATATATTTACCATAGGCAACTGCGTTTTCTAATGTAGCCTCTGTAAAATTAAAAATTCCATTTTTATTGCAATCACACATTTCAATATTATACGAATTTGTATTAGTGATTTTACCATACATAGAAGCTCCACCTGTACGGTTATAATCAGAATAACGTTTTCCACCAACTGAATAAGCTACATAGTTTGCAGGAACAGATACAGTAACTGAATTATCATCAACGAATGCATGAGCGGAAGCTTTCACAACATGAGTTTTAAAGTATCTCGCATTTGATTCGTCTGTATCACCATCATTTGATGTTGCATGGAAGACAAGATATTTAATTTTATTAGTGTTTCTCTGTCCACCATAATTAGACCTATTTGCTAAATCTGTTTTTAATGTATATGACATATTTTCTCCTTTCCTTTTGCTCAATAGGAGAGTAGCAGTGACCTGACTATTGATTCCGTAATCGTTCACTCACAGGTATGACATCTACTTTTATGCTCATTGTCTTGAGTAACCTATTTTTGTGTATAAAAATAACGCCCTAATTTGGGCGTTTAAGCTGATCTGTTTCATAATCTTGCCATTTCTTATAAACTTCTTTTGTATCCTCTCTTATGAAAGTCATTATTATAATTTTTCTTTCACATTTAGGACTATAACTTGTATATACATCTACTGGATAAACATTAGAATCTATATAAAATGTTTGCTGGTCTCGATTATATATACGAACAGCTTCTTTTTCAGTATAGTCTCTTGGTTTTAAATTACTTTTTATTATCATTCCTTTTTATTCCTCAGTTGAATGGCGTAAAAAATAGGGATTATAACATTGAATAGTGGTATGTTATAATCCCTTATTTAAAAATCACTATTCAACATTACTTTCAGCCTCGTTTTCGACTTTTGTAAAAATATCTTTTTTGACAGATTTAACCTCTGTCTTTTTATTTTCTTTTGTAACAACTTGTGGTTTTGCTTTCATAATAGAGTCTATAGATTTTTGATAACTTTCTCCAAAATTATCTTTTTCGTTTAAATCTAACTTTTCTAATTTTGCTTTTGCATCAATATCAGATAATCTTCCATTTTCAAAAGAAGAAGTAATATTGTAAATATCTTTGCAATTTTCACTACAATAAGCAAAATGCCATGTAGGTTTTAATCTGTCTTCTGGATTACAAACTGGGCAAAACGAATACTCCTTATGACAAACACAGCACATTCTTAAATCATTCTTGCTCATTCATTCATCTCCTTAATATAATAGAAGAGTGGAAGACCACTCTTCTAAATATGTTTTGGTTGTATAAAGATTAGACTTCCTCTTCTTCGTCTACAAAGTAGATTTCAACCATATCCTGAGATGTAGAACATGCATTTGTAAGGATTGCACCCTTATAATCCATTGTCTGTGAATCTCCACCCTGAAGTGCAAGACTTACTTCTGGACTTGGCATGAATGATGAAATATGAATAATGCAAGCACGATAGCTTCCAATTTCACATTTATCAACTGCAAGAGCTTTGAAGTATAATTCATGAGCTTTTGGATATTTGTCGCCAGAAATTGTAATCTTAGCACCGCTCTTAACGTTCTTTTTGAATTTAACAAGGTACTGTGTTTCCTCTGGATCTGATGGCGGTGTAAGTTTATGGTCTGTCTCTGTGTCTACTTTGAACTCTGTTGCAGAAGCAGCAGAACCTTTTGTATAGGCTTTTCCAAGTGAACCATTTGCAGAAAGAGCATTTACAATAAATGAATCTTCAACAGCATCTGTGATATCAAGCGTCTCACCTGCTTTTACAATCTTAAAGATAGGCATAACAATCGTGTTAGTATCGGAAGCAAGTTCAGCATCCTGAGCAGAGATAGCTTCAATTACAGAAAGGTTCATAAACGCATTGGTAGCAGTAACCTCGCCACTTTTACCTGAATACTTTCTATAAATTAAGTTACCATCTTTATCTTTGATATCTGTTGAGTCAGCAGTAATATCAATAGTTGCATTTGTCAACTGTGTCAGTGCATAAAGAGCTTTTGTCTTTGTAGCACCATAACCAAACTGAAGACGGTCAATAATTACGTCACCAAGTTTAAATGCCATAATTTAATTCCTCCTTATAATAAAAATTTGTATTAAAAAAGAGCGATATAAATCGCTCAATCTTTCTAACTATTCATGCAATTCACGCATAAAATTAAATTGTTCTTTTGGAACTTTAGACATATCTGCAAATACTGAATACATTCCACCCATTAAAGCATGAGTAGATTCGTATATTTGTAATCTCTGTACAGAATCCATAAACTCATAAATTCCGACATCTCTAAGTTCCTGTAATTTATATTTAAAACCAGGATGATTTATACAAGCTGATATAAGTGGTAGAAGAGTGGAAGTATTTTTCTCATCTCTCTGAACCATATTCATTTTATCTTCATCTATCATCCACTGTTTTGTTGTCTTTCCCTTTGCTTTTTCTATTTTTGGATGGATATTAAGCAAGGTTCTGATATATTCAGCTATTTCCATATATTCAGATTCTTTTAAAATAAAATCATTTTCAGAATCATATAAACACAGTTGAGGTTTATCAGAATCTTTTTCTTTAAACTGCATTAACTGCATATGTTCAATTCTATAATCTGGGAATAACAATCGAATTGCCGAATTATCAGTATCTGTCATACTTTTCAACATACCAAATACTTCAATATCTTTTACTTTGCACCAATCTATTCGTTGTGGTAAATCCCATAACATTACACGAATAGAAGTAGAATTATATAGAAAAGGCGAAAGACCAGAATAAAATTTTGATTCACCCATATTGAGAATATCACCTATTGTCGGCTGTACAATACGAATACCTTTAACAAGGTAATCTTCTCTAAAATACATTTTAAGTGGATCAAATTTATATTCTTGTGTATTCTCTTTTCTCTTTTGGGCTTCAGCTATAACGGCAGCTTGAAGTCCGTCTAACATATCAGTATTTTGCTGTGACATAATATCACCGCCTTAACTGATAGTTATTTGTACTCGTTATACCATTAGTAGTCTTAACGATTCCATTAGTGTCAACAACTTGGAATACAAGGGTGCGAACGATATAATTATTATCTGTTGTGGACTCTTTTGAAGATACAAGATGTGTTTGCATTCCAAATATATTTGACCAATTAAATCGCTCTCTTATAATAGAAGCAATGAGATCGTGTCTTGGAATACCAGTTAATTTATCATTTCTGTCATTACCATGAACAAAAATAGTAAATGTAACATTTGTATACTTTAATGTATCTTGATAACGAGGCATTTCATCAAAAGATACTTGATAACAGATATAATGTTTTACCTCGGTCTGAGTATCAGGGATAAACAAATAAGGACGGATATTAGATGTTCCACCAAAATATCTATCCCATTCCCCAAGAGGTTCGTATTCCTTTGTTTCTTCGTTCCATTCCCAGTTGATATTGCCATCATCATCAAAAAGTTCTGATTCTAATGATTTTTCATTAAGTGCATATAAAAGACATGGATTAAGCATAAGTGCTTTCTCAATCTTTTTCTTATACTGAATATTTTCATCATCAGGAGTAGTTCTATATGCACGAAGTTTATTTAACAAATCATTCTTTGTAATTAATTTTTCTGCCATATAAAAACACCTCCTATTCAGTTAATTCCAACGGTAAAATTTCAGATTCAATCGGCAAGTTATCCTTAGTGATTTCACATTTAACAGACAATATTTTGCCGATAGTAGAAGTGTCATTAGGAAACTTTACTTTCTTTTGGTTGTACTCTGTACCAGCTCGCCATGTTACTTTATCAGTCCAATCTTCATCGTCAACAGAACAAGTCCATGTAAAGGTTGCATCAGTATATTCAGTTGTGATATCTTCATTGGAATCATTAAATAGATTTACTGTAAGATTTTTATAAGAACCACCAACTTTAATAGTTGAAGTGGATGCTGAAATTCTTGCTGTGATAGAAGATGGGGGAGTAGTTGGAATAGATGGATCTGTTGGTGCAGTACCATCAAAATAGTTAGCCCAAAGACCTGTGATAATACCGTTTTCATCTTTCTCAATGTAATCAGTATTACTATTGAATGGTTTCTGATATAGAGTAAGTTTTGTTCTTCCTCGAACATTTACTCGTTCCACCTTACTTACCACCCATGTATTAGGTGTCCAATTCTCAATCGAGTAATTTGGGACATCAACGATAAGACGCTGATTATTTTCATCAGATTCAGAAACATAGTAAATAGTATCAGATACTTCATTCGTTGGAATGAACAATAACTCCTGATTCTGTTGACTCGCTGTTACGTTGTCCACCCAAATGCCCGAATTATAAGACGATTGTGATTTTAAAACACACCACATGCTTCGTCTATATCTTTTATCTGCTTTGGTCTGTACCCATTGTAAAAGATAGTCACAAGGAAGTAAGAAATACTTCTGGAAGTTCTGTTCAACATCTTTCATACAGATTAAATGTCGATGATATACTCCTTTTTTATCAGGAACGTCAAGATACATCCCGACAAAAATATCATCTAATTGGTACTTTTTACGATATTCTTCCATATAGAATAAATCGTCTTCTTCTGTAAAATACTCTTTCTGACTTGGCTTGAATTGACACTGTAAAGTGGGAGAGTCCTTATCAATAGAACCATACTTGCTCACAAGTATCTTTGCGTCAATTGGTGTCTTTGTAGTATTCTCATATGTCATACCTATATTCATATTTGGAGAATCATCATGTTTCCAATCATAAATATAACAAAGCTTTGACTGCTCATCGTTATCCCAAGTCTGTTCCATCGCCCAATCAGACTGTTCTTTATAAATCTGACCAATCGTTTTAGCTCCGTTGTTCTTGGCGTTTGCGACACGCCTAGCTGTCTGTAGACTCGGCATCGCAACCCACCTCCTCAAACATCTGCTTAATATATCCGTGAGAATCTAAGATTGCCCTACGGAATTGTTTATAACTGAAATGATCGCTCTTGAAATTATCCATAGCACCTTGTAAGGTTGCCATAAGAGTCACCATAAGTCCATTATTATTAAATAAGGTTTTTGTGCCACCTAATTTAAACATAACATTCTCAAAGAAGACGAGAAATGCATCATCATCTTCAAATATTTTCTCTTCAATTGTCTTGTCTTTATAAAGCAGTAGCTTGTGAATGTCACCATGCATTGCACGAACTGCTTCATTGATTTGCTTGTCTGTGAAGTCACCATATATGTATTGCATATTAGGACTCCGTTGACGAATATGGTTTAAAAGCAAAACCATAATCACGAATAAGTTTTTGCTGTTCAATTTTCATTTCTTTCAGCAATGCCTTATTCAATGAAAAATCATCCTTCATTTTTTTTTCTTCTTTTCCACCGAAAAACCTTACAGTATTTTCCAATGATTTAACTTTTGGTTCAAGCCATTTTATAGCCATACCTTTGCTAAACAGTTCAATAACAAATTCTTCATCAGAATACTCATCAACAGAAGTTGTTAATTCAAATTCAAACTGTTCCATTTCATCATCAAGTTTTAATGTGGAAAATAATCTACGAATAAATGGACTAGAGATAGCAGAATGTAAACGTTCTGCTAATATTTCATGCAAATCAGACTCTTTTAAAGACAATTCTTTGACATCATCAATTAATCCAAAGTATCTGTCGAATACTTTTTCGTAGGAGATATTCATATAACACCTCCAATATATTACTCAGCAAGTAACTTCAAATCAGTACCACATTCCTCATCAATAATCTTGATTTTATTCATACTGTCAAAAGTTCCTTCTGAAATCATTTCAGAAACCATTGTTGCGATTGTATTTTTGAAACCAGATGGAAGTTTTCTAAACTCTTCACTAAAACGCATAGTAGGAAGATTGATAAGATTTATTAAATCCTCTCTATCATATAAACCATCATATACTTTTTTAACTTCCTGCCAATGTACATTTTCAAGCAGCTCCTCATCCTCAATAATGATATAAGGTGCAAATAAAGACTTCTTACGAACAAGTAAAGCTGAGAGTAAGTCCTGATACTCAATATATCTGAAATCACCCATGTTACTAAACTCATATGTAATCTTTGTCTTATCACCAGTAAATAGAAGAGTACCTGCATACATAGAACGACATGGAATTAAATCATCTGGTTCATACTTCTTAGGCTTCTTAACCTCTGCAACTGTTTCCTTTACTGTATCTTTTTCAACCTTTGTATCTTCTGCCTTTGTTTTTGCGGCAGAAGTAGTTATAGCTTTCTTCTGATAAGCCATTTATATTTTCTCCTTTCACTCAATTCAAAAAGGACTGCATATCATTTAGATATACAGTCCAAATATTTCTATGGATTACGCACCGATTGTCCAAGTACCAAATCTTGTGTTAGTCATAGTCTTGATACCAAAACGAGACTTGAACTCGTACTCTTTTGTATCATCGGCATTATCACCAGACTCAGATACTTCCTTAGTCTCATCCATTCCCTCATAGTACATCTTAACAAACTTGTCGATGTTAGATGGGAGAATAAGAAGCTTTGTATCGTCTTCAAGGTAATGCTCTACATCATTCTCCTTAAATGCCTGTGGAAGCTCGATAATCTGAGTACCCTCAAATGTACCAATTCTACCAGTGTTATAAACATCGTTCTTTGCAGCTTCAGAAACCCACTGAATATCTCCAAGGTTCTTTAATCCTGCAAGAGCAACCTTTGTACCAACGATAGTAGCGACACCACCTGTAGCAAGCTGAACATCAGAAATAAGCTTTACAAACTTATCATGGTTAGCTGCATTTAACTCACCACGGATATTCCACTTAGCAGGAACAGGAAGAGAAGTACCAGCACTCATAACAGCTTCATGAAGAAGAGTATTGATTAATCTTGTGAATGCTTCTGCAATCTTATTGATTAACTCACTCCAATCTTCAACGCCCTGAAGGAATCTTGACATTTCCATGTAAACCTTTGCGCCATAAGACTTAACGCTTACACCAAACTCCTTACCAGCACCAAGTCTCTGTCTCTCAATGCTGTGATGACCATCAGCAATTTCAGCAACAGTGATAATGCAAGGATTTTTTGTATAGAACTTATTTGTCTGTCCAAGAGCGAGAGTCTTAACCTCTACATACTTCTGGAATACAGGTGAACTTGTCCAACCAGATACAAGAGTATCTTCAACAGTCTCTTCAATAACCTCGAATACGGCTTCTCTTACAGACTGTTTCTTAAATGCCTTTCTTACCTCATTAGGAGTCGGAGTCTCAGAAAGACCTGCCATCTCGATAATTGTCTTACGAATCTTATCATTTGCCTCTTCGATAGAATACTGCTTTACAGTACCTTTTGCTGTGTCAACACACAGACGAGAGAAGTTCTTATATTTTGTCTCATCAAACTTTTCAACGATTACATCGCTCATTTCATTAAATCTTAATCTCTGCATAGTATATTAATCCTCCTTTCTACCGAATTACGCATATACCTGGGCATTCTTATCTACCCAAATACGATAATTTCCATTTGCAGCAACCTCGTAAATATGTCCTACAAAACCATACTCAGTCATACTTGGTTTCTCACCAGTTGTAAGCTTGAAGTCTGTACCATCTACGAATACATATTTTCCAACAGCTAATTCTGCATCAGAATTGAAAGCTTCTGTAGAAAGTGTGAATCTATCAGTGTCCTGAATCTCGTAAGCTCTCATAACTTCACCCTTACCATTGTAGAAGTTAGATTCCTCCTGCATCTTTGTTGTATATTCCTCATAAATCTTTGGAGCAGTTAAAATGAGAACAATTTTGTCTCCCTTTGCAGGAACTTTTGCTTCAAACACATCTGCTTTCTTTCTGTCACCAATTACAGCAACAGAACCATTGTCAATGTCCTTAGACTCATTTACTAAGTTGTAGTGATGACCAACTTTTGTAGCCTTAAGTAAAGTTGACTCAGCAACACCGTGCTTAGTATATGAAATGAAATTACTAGCCATAGTTTTATTTCCTCCTTAAAATTTCTGATTTTTGTGCAATAAAAAACACCTATGGATTTTCCATAAGTGCTAATTCATAAAGTTATTTAGTTTTTGATTTAATCAAACAGATCGCCATATGGTTTATATGTATCTTCCGTTTCTTTTTCTGCATTAAACGCAACTCTGCTCACATGTTTCTTCTGTGGTGTTTCACCTGCAAAAGAGAATGTCTTATTCTTTTTAACAAGTTTTCCAAGAGTAGCATCAGCCTTCTCAGATAATTCTTCCTTAGAATATTTGTTTACAGAATCCTCAGACATAAGTGCTTTGAACTCATCTGTATCAAGATATTCTGAATATGCTTCGTCATCAAATACAGTCATCTTGTCTGCAAATACTTCAGCAGATTTATATGTGTTTAATTCCTCTACAACAGAAGAGTAGTTGGAACGCATGTCCTGAATTTCTGTATATTCTGAATCGGTAAGATATTCTTTGTGCAGATTATAGCGTTCACCATCAAATGATACATTGTCATTATCTTTTGTATATTTCTGACCGTAAATTTTACCGCCATCCCAATTTTCATAAACAAAGTAAGAATCATATACACCAGTAATGTAATACCACTCATTATCTGCGTCTTCATAAGAAGATAAGAGATTATATAAAGCATAACGAATGTCATCATGAGAAATTTCAAATGTCTTTGTCATATTCTCAAAATTCTGACCTTCGCCCTCATTATCTCCATCAGTAGTTCCTTCTGGCTCAGTAGTGTTTTCTCCATCACCTTCATTATCATTAGAAGGTTCATTCGCTGTATTATCACCAGAATTGTCACCATCTGTATTGTTGTCTTCACCAAATACTTCTGCAAATTTAGCCTCTAATTCTTCGTCTGATAATTCTGAATAATCAAAGGTTACATCTTCAACTGTTTTATTGTATTTAGCAAGTAACTCTTCAAATTTTGTCATACTTTCTTTATTTCCTCCTTCCTTTGATAATGTGCGAACAGAAGAATTCTGTTCTTTATTGAAACAAGCAGTCTCTAAATTTTCAATTCGTGCTTGTAGTTCAACCATTTTTGACTCATAATCTTCAAATAAACTGTTATTCTTAGAACTGAAATCTGCCAACTTAATATTTGAACCAGTCATTCCAGGCTTTACTTCATTGCCTTGAGGTGTTTTTCCTAGAATTGTCACACCAGAAAACCAAAAATCTTCAATATTTAAGAACTTCTGCTTTGCGTCATAACTGAGTTCTCGGATTGACAATTCGACTGATACAGAGCATTCTTCTTCACGCTGTAAAATTTCAGCAGCTTTAGAATATTCCTCAAAAATATATCCATCGACTTCACAATAAGTTTTCTTTTTTTCTTCATCATAAACTAACTGTGCATTGCAACTTTCAGGTATGATTCCAATAGGATATTCATCATAAACCACATCACCATTTTCGTCTTCATGCATATTATGAGAATAAAATTCCAACTGACCTTCTGGATTTTCATCAGTTGTTACCTTGTGAATGTATCCAAGAATAGGACGATTACTAAAAGATGGGAGGGCAGCTTCCATGACAGAAGATTCAATATTAGAGCCGTTTACATTTAAATCTGTATGGCATGACTGTAAATGAACTGGAAGAAGCCCATCTTTGTTCTTGTCTGACTCATCAAAATTTACACGTCCATGTACCTGAACAACCAATGGTTCACCAGTTTTTTCAGCACTGAATTTCGTAGAACGTTTGTATTTATTTGAATAGAAATCATACAAATCTTCTATATAAAGAAGTCTTTTCTTAGCCATTTTCTTCTCCTTTCTTTAAAATTTAGGCATAAATAAACCACTCGAAATAGGAGAGTGGCTAAATGTTCAGCATATTACTATACTGAATCTTTGATTTATCTATATCATCTGAAAACATCAATTTATCAGTATTCAGAAAAGTATAAATACCATTTTGTTGATCAATTTTCTGAAAGCCAAGATTTATCATCTTAGAAGCTGTTTCAGAATCTGATGTCTTTATAAAATTTTGTTTCATCCTTTTTCTCCTTAATTACCAGCTTGTGTGCCAGCATCTTTTTCGCCCTCTCTTGTGGCAAGTCCCTCATCTGAAAGATCGTCATCATTCTTAATCTGACCACCACCTTCATTATCACTCGTACCACTTTGCGTATATGAAGATGAGAGAGGAGTGAAGTAATTCATTAATCCTAATGACCTCATCATAAAAGCATTATTAACAACTCTTAAAGGTGAAGAACCATCTAAAGTTGCATAATCCATCGGATCTATACCCAATGTAGCTTTATCTTTCTTCTGAGACATTTTTTCATCAAGATCAAATACAGATACATAATGAAAATAAAATTCAAAATCCTCTGTAATATTCAATTTGACATATCTCTGAATATTCGCTTCGATTCTTTTTAATAATTCCATAGGAAGAGTCATATCAACTGTGATAGAATGTTTAAGACCAACAGAACCTGATTTTTGACCATTGAATATCATTTCTGATATACCAAGAGAAGAGAATAAGTTTTTGATTGCCTGTGAATATACATTAGTATCATCAACCTGATTTTTATTACCAAACTCAATCTTTTCGACTTCACATGGAGTCCATGCTGAACCAACAAGACTTGGTAATACTTCATCAATCGCAGCTTGGGTAGCCTGTACAATCTCAAGGTCTACGGCAAAGTCATTTACTTCACCTGAGTTTTCATTCATAGGGATTTTTGATAAGAGAAGAACATAATTCTCAAGTTCTGTTTTAGAACGAATAAGAGCTTCGTAGTCAAGCAAATCTAAGAGGGATACGAATACAGGTAGAAAGTAGGGCAGTGGTACAACTGGATCATCACCACATATAATACAGATAGTTTTCTCTGGTGGTAATTCAAACCATTTGTAATCATTACCTTTTGATTTATATGTTTCGTAGCCTTCTACAAAAACATCATCCCATAAGCCTTCTTCTGAATCAGTTTCGCTACCAGTACCATATAAGAAATCCTTGTTGTTACCAGAATCAAAATAAGAGGCATCGAATTTTACAATCCATGTATCTTTTTCTGCACGAGAACCGATTTTATAATATTTTGGATCAAGTGGATGTATAAAAAACGAATCTCCATCATCGTAACAAAATCCACAATAGATACCATCCCTTAAACAAGTAGCAATCATTTGTGAACCCATTGCTTTCAGATCCATTTTATCTAATCTGGTACAAAGTTCTTGATATCCTTTAATATATTCGGATGCATCCTGTGGGGGATTTGCCCAATCGGGAGTATTGTAAGATACGTTATAACTAAAGATAGGAGTGTAAGCATAATATTCTATAATCTTTTTATAGTTATGACTGATACGATATAAGAAAGCAGATATATCACGAAGATTGTCAATATTGGCAAGAGGACTTTTTATGTATGATTGAAGTTTTTCTTTTGTATATTGAGTATATGTCTTCGATGTACCTTTGGATATATTCTGCTGTAAGATACGTTGTAATTCCTGAAAGTTAATCATCTGTGCATACTTCTGAGTAGAAGTAGTCAGCTCATTTTTACGAGTTGGCGATGGTTCTGTCTGTACTGATTTCTTTGCAGAATTATTTGTTTTCTGTGTTGCCATTTATATTTCTGATTTCCTCCTTTCCTTAGTTATAGAATCCCCATTTTTTAGGGCGTTTTGAGACACCGACCATTTTGGTGATGTCGAAATTGTTTGGACGTTTTTTATTTCTGATATGATCCATTCGTTTTTCAGATAAATACCATCCAAGCATAGCCAGGACATATGCACGATCATCATGCATAGTAGCTTCTGAAGCTCCTGTATCAGCGTCTTTATACGCAGGAAGTTTGAATGAATCCTTACCACCTTCACGCTTATTTCTACAGATATTAACAATTTCCTCTTTCATTGCATCAATCTGAACTAATGCGACTTCTTCATCAGGTGTTAATTTATATACTCGTGTTTTAGCAGCTTCAATTAATGAAAGTCTTTCTTCCAGCTCATTTTCATATTCGTCAATACTCAAATCCAATTTGTCTAATTCTGCACGAATTTTTTCTTCCGATTCATTCATAAGTTTGGTATCAACTTCCATGATATTGAGATAACCTTTATTATCATATTTTTCTGTGAAATGAATTTTGTCTGCTTCAACCATTTTTATTAAAGCCTCAAACATTTCAGATTTATATTTTGATGGTTCAATTAATTTCAGTTTTTCAACTGCATTAGGGTATCTTTTAGCATACACATCACCATTGTTATATTCCTTATCCAATAAACCACGGTGAACATTACCTTTTTTATCTTTCCAATCTTCAATTAAACTGTCTCGAACCCAAGAGTTTCCACCTCCACCAGAACCGGCATCGGCTAAGAAAATTTCAATATTGTCATAATCCAAAGCTTCACCGTTATAATCAAGAAGTATTTTCCTAATTTCTTTTATCTGGTCTTGAGTCATCATGGGTGTCTTTCGTCTAAGACCTAAATCGGAAAAGGATACAACATTTACAATATCCATTGTATAGCCATCTTCCTCGTTATAAAGTAATTCACCTATACCTAGAATTGAATTATCGGTTGAACGTGCTGGATCATATGCTAAAACAAATGTTCTTTCATTGGTATCATTACATAACACAGGTGGTCGAGTGTAAGAATTACGAACAATTAAAGCTCTTTTAATAATCTGGTTCGCATTCCCGTCTTGAGTGAATTTATTATAATACTCACGTTGAGCTTTTTCTGGATTATTTCTTAATTCTGTCTCAACGGTTTCTCTATTCAAAAGTGGAACATAAGGTTTGCCATGAAAAGTAGCATTAATAACAACATCACAGTTAATATCTGCCACAAAATATTTTGGATCACCCAACATCATTTTCTTGGAAAAATCACGATACTTTTGATAAAAAGCTGTGTCAATAGAAGAAGCAGAAGAAGCATATAAGAGCTGATGTGGAAATTCCTTTGGAAGAGAAGATATATCAATATTTCCACCAAGTTTGAAATTTGAATCAAGAGTTGTAAATGCACCAATAACATTGAATTCTTCTTCTGAGAGCCAGCCGCCCTCATCAAAACAGACGCACTCACACCTCTTACCTCTTTTGGCATTAATATTACTATTCAATGTTTTTACAAAGCTACCATTATACAGCCTATATGTAAATCCCATTGGATTGTGGATAAATCCATTTGAGTTTGCTTGCGATATTTCAACTTCATTTTTAAAAACATCTGTCAATCCAGTCATGGATTCAATATTTTTTAATGCTATATCTTCTATTTTTTTAAAAGTTTCTTGGGACTGGTCTGCTGTTCCTGAACAAATGTACGTTCTGTAGTTGTTAAAAATTAGTCCCTTGACCATCGAAAATAGAGCAAGTAGGGTAGTTTTACCAGCGGCACGACTTTCAAGCCATAGTACAAATGGCTTTGTCCATGAGTTCATAAAAGTGTATTCCTGTGCATCAAGAAGCTCAACTCCGATGAATTCCTTCATAAATTTTGTCGGGTATTTAATCCCAAACTGTCGTATTTCAGCAAGTTTTTTATATCCTTCCAACTTTCGTTCTGATATCTGAAATTCAGTTGGCTTAACATAAATTTCATAATTTTTTGGAATCATTATTCCAGAGTCAGTAGTCTCAAATGCCATAACTAATCCTCCTCAATATTGATTCCGTTTTCTTTTACGAGAGCTTTTAAGTCAATGTTTTCTCTGAGTAAAATACGTGCTTTTTCTTCATACTCATCAGCAATTCTCTTATATTTTGTAATAAGTTCTCTCTGTTGAATAATCATATCTGCTGAATCATTTTCGTCTAACATAATCTGCTTTAAGATAGAAGCATTACTGATATCTGCAACTTGCTTTAGACCAGCAGAGTATTCCGCATCATATAAATTTACTTCTGCATCTCGCAAATTCATTTCTTTCATTTTACGGACTTTTCCAGTCCATGTGTTTTCACCCTTAGTTGAATTAACACTGTGTTTCAATGAAATTCCATTATCTGCTGCAAGCTTTAAAACCGAAGCGGTTATTTTACTTTTTGTATCTTCGAGATTTTTGATAGTAGATATATTTGCTTCAATATTTGTGTAATCATTCATAAGCCTTGCAATAATATCGTTCATTTTTTCTATATGGTTAAACCCTTTTACAATCTCAATGATAGAAGAGAGTCGCATTCTATCATCATTTGCTTCTTCAGCAGCATCCAAATAACCAATGAGAGTTGCATATAAAAAAGGCTGTTCAGCAGTTGATTCTTTTGAAAATGGATCATAGCCTAATAGCCTTATAGCATCTTTTTTATTCTGTTCATAAGCTGACATTATTTCTTCATCTGAACTATCTTCATTTTCTACGGAAGAATTATCAGAACTATTTTCTGATATATTTGTTTTAACTTTATAAAAATCGGAATCAAAATATGTCATACCATTATATTGCCCCATTGAGATCTGACGGATATATGCAACCCAAATATTAGATTTAACTCTTCCAGAAGCAAGGTTTTCCATTTCCTGCATACTTGAATCCCATATCCTATCAAGGTATGGCTTATTTAAATATTTCAATGCGAGTTTCACTGATTCTTTATCAGGCTCATGTTCAATATTTTTATTGTCTACTTTTAACGCTATTTTACGGGCACAATCTTTGCAGATTGGAGTAAGACCACTTTTACTCATAGGATCTGTACTCATATAAAATTTATCCCGTGCTTTATGAGTATCGCACATATAACACCAAGCCCCTTCTTTTAGAGACTTGATTTTCTCTTCCTGTGTTTCAACTTTCTTCTTTAATTGTGCAGCCGTTAATTTTGTTGGCTGTGTCTCTTTTGTCGTAGCCAAACTAACGACCACCTCCTTTTTTCAATATAAAAAGAAGCCACCTCATACGAAATGACTTCTCATAATTTCCAATATTAAATTTCCAATGAAAGTGCAATTTACACACTTTAAAAACACGCCCTGTAGGAGTCGAACCCACATCTCTCAGATTTGGAGTCTGATATTTTAACCAATTAAACTAAAGACGTATATAACAAAAGAGCCATCTCAACACATGAAACGGCTCTTTCTTCCAATATTTACTAATCAGTCACCAAACTGATTATAACTGTATAGGGCGGTAGGGTAGTGATGAACTACCAGGGATAGAACCGTATGTGCACCACAGCAAAATCCTTCGACATCAGGCTTACCGCATAATACTCGGTATGGGATTCGAACCCATGTTATCCGATAGAAAGTCGGAGGTCTTTGACCACTTGACTAACCGAGCATATTTAGGGTGGAAGAGTACCACCCATTATTTTTTACAGAGTATATTCTGTAGTTCCTTCAAAAGTATTATTCAATGCACGAATTTCAGCCAACTTCTCAGTAACAGCCTCCTTAACTTTCGTAGCAAATAATACACACTGAGCCTGTGCATACAGTTCCTTCTTATCGAGAACAGTATTTAATACTGTATCAGGATATTTTGTTACATCTCTTTCAAAATGAAATGCTAAATCTTCATTGATAAGTTTTCTCTCATTTGTTACATCCGTAATCTCCAATTCAACAATAGTAGAATCGTCTTTTGGATCTGTTGTTACTTCTGGAACACCATTATTAAGTTTGATATTTCCTTTGAACTGAATTTTACTATACTCGATATACTTATTGTAATTTGCAAGTAATTCTTTTTCCTGCTCACTTGTCAAATCAGCAGTGCCAAGACTTGTAACCATAATGTCTACACTTGCAATATCATTTTCTACATTAAATTTCTGATCTAATTTCATGAATTTGTACCCTCGCTTTCGTTTGTAATTATTTGGTTGTATGCGTCTTTGAAACTGATTACTAAATCTCTTAAAGTATCTTTATCAATAGTACAGTCCAAATTGCTCATATCAATATTTGGATTTGATACCGTAAATTCCAATGTGTTTCCATTTGGTGCAAATAAAACTTCCACAGATTCATTAAGTAGAAGAGTAATAGAATCAATTTTATTTCCATTATTCGATGTTACTCGTTTTACTTGACCGACTTTTAATCTATCATTTTCAATAGATAATCTACTTGCCATTATATATGTACACTCCTTTCTTTTATTTTTCGTTTTCCTTTTAATCGTTAGGTGTTAGGTGGGATTTGAACCCACGATATTCAGAACCACAATCTGACGCTTTAACCTACTAAGCTACTAACACAGCGACTCTATTGGGAATCGAACCCAAATCTTCCGATAGACAGTCGGGTGTAATTACCTTTATACCATAGAGCCATAATTATTTTTCATAACCTTTACAGAGTGCTTTGAAAAATATAAAGTCAAGTATCTCTAACTGACTCGGTAGGGATTGAACCTACGACATGCAGATTAACAGTCTGCCGTTCTACCACTGAACTACGAGCCAATAAAATCAGCATAAAGCACTAACTAGCTGATATTGCGCTGTACATACGCAGTTTTAAATTAGAAAACTTTCGCAATCCATTCATGCTTATTGATTATTCTACACATATTTTCAGTCTTCGGAGCAAAGACCAATTGATAAGGTTTGATGACTCTTATCCGTCAATTAAGGTTCTCATTAACGCAGAGAAGCACTAACATCTTCTCATTTCTAAGGCTGAGAGTAACCGATTGTCCTAGATGTCGGTAGGAGAGAAGGTTATACTATTCATGTTATTCGTGCGCACTCGACTCGATATAATAACACACAATCCTAATAATGCACATAATCCATCAGAAAACGATTCTTGTTATTCATATGTATTGTAATCATATCACCAAGATACTGCTTGGCTACAAGAGTCTAAACAGAATAGTAGTAGGACTTACAATCTAAAGGACGTAGAAATGCCAAGATGTGATATAGTGTGCCTCGAAGATGGCTGTTAAGAATCTAGCTTCGATATTTGGACACTATATTATTACAACGCAAATGATCAGTAGCGAAGGTACTTTTTAGAGTAGCAACTAACTCAATATTTTTACCTCGTGCTTTCATATACAGCTTTACGAGTAGCTGTTGATCACTTCATTTATTTATTCTCTACATTATCGTCACCTTTTTATATATACCTTTCGTGCCTGTTTATAAGGGCTTTATTGGGATAATACAGTTCTATCGGTCTGTTAGTCCGTCTGATTTTCACAGAACCTTGATGAGTGCATAACTCAGAGCATTCGGCTTATAATTATTCTCCATTTAAAAGTAAAAAAGATTAGGAAATTAATGTCGGTTTACGTTGACATAGGTTTTACGCTATTGAATACCACTATCCAATATGCCTGTAAAGGCGCAACCTAATCTTTATATATTTTATTATTCTCTGAATTAGACGAAGTATTAGACGAAAGCTTTATCGGGATTGTCTACAAATCAGAAAGTGATTTTTGTTCTACTTGTTTTATTTCTCCATCAGCAAAATATTTTGCAAATTGTTCATCTGCGTCAATATCTTTGTATACTGATACCATATCTAGCGAACTCCAACCGACTAACATTTGAATTACATCATCAGGAAGACCGCTTCGAGAACAAGAGGTGGTAAAGAAATGACGAAGACTATGAAAATAAAAGTCTTCTCCTAAATGTTTGCTAAATGTATCAGCCCAGCTATCAAGAGTACTTGAATCCATAGGTTCGTCTATATATTCTCCATTTACTTTCTTTGGAAATAACCATTCTGATTCAATTCCGTGTTCTTTTCTATAATTCATCCACAAATCAAAATATGGCTTAAACGGTTTTGCAAGTGTATATACCACTAACATTTTTCCACGAGATCCTCTTCCTTTTGTTTGGATTTTTTCAGGTGTTTTATATAAAGAACCGTATATAATATTTTCATCATCGAAATAAGATACTTTGAAGCGTGGTAATTCACTCTTACGTCTACCGCTAAATGCAGCTAATGCTAAAATACAAGCCTTATCATACTTACCTTTTTCAACCCAATAATCAAGCATTCCCTGTACTTGCTCATCAGATAACACAGTTTTGGTGAATACTTTCTCATTTGCAGGATTTTCAATTTTGCGTATAATCGGTTTAAAATTCTCATACTCATCATCCAATATGGCTTCTACATAATTTGAAAGCGATGATAGAGTAGATTTTACTCTACGCATTCTAGCTGGCGACCATTTATATTCAGTAAGACAAAAACTCTGATAACGAGCAATATCCCTCTTAGATAAATCAATAAAGAATTTGTTGTCGCAATGCTGAAGCAGATAAACCCAGAAAATAAAAAGGTCACGCCTATATGCATTGATTGTATTTGGGGATCTATCTACTGAACGAAGATAATCCAAAAAGTCATTTCCTAACTCTATATTCTCTTTATTGCACTGAGCCAATAACTCATCAGTAACAATATTGTTATGCTGTATTTTTCTACCCATTAAATCTCACTTCCTTTCAAATAAAAAAGAAGTGAGATAGTAATAATTACTAAGCCACTTCTTTCATAATTTCATTTATTTTATTATCTATAAGAGCTTTATAAGAATCATCTTTTTCTGTCCAATATGGTATTTCCAAATAATAATATCCATTATCCAAAGCATATTGCTTTTTATAATTATCCTTCCATTGTAAATATTCCAATTCTTGTTCAGGAGTTGTATTATACTTTTCGGAAGACATTTTTGCAAAACCTGTTACTTGATAATGCTGACATCCATGAACTTCTATAATTAATTTTATATCAATAATTTCATTATCATATGGCAATGGTCTATTTGTTTTAGGATTTAAAGGTCTTATTGTGCATTTATCTTCATGTAAAGTTTTGTATCCAAGAGTATCGTTAATATATGTTTTGACTTTGCCTTCAAGTTTAGAAATATCTTTTTCTCGTACACATTCTGGACATTCAAAGTTATTATTCCATGCACAAGAAATACTCCTTAATGTGTCGGAGTGTTTCCCACAATTACATTTAAACCATACTTTCTGTCCTGATTTTGGTTTATATTCATATGGACTTCTTTTATTTTTATCAGACCATAGAGGTAATACTTCTGGATATAGATAACCGAGGCTATCTAATTTATGTACTCTGGTATTGTAACAATAAGGACAAGTTATACTATTTCTAGTTGCTGTTAAATAACTTGCCTTAGTTTCATAAGAACCATGATACTCAACATCTTGACATTTTATCCAAATTTTTTCTGATTGATTTGTCATCGCTAATTCAAATGGATCGCAAGTATTTTTATCATAATCCCAATATTTATCAAGAAAATCATCACAAATTGTATCAATACCCCATTGAGCAATAGAATGGCACTTAGGGCATTCGCATGGAGTAAGACCATGAGTTATATATCTGATAGTAAACGGATTTGAACCATGTTTAGGATTATCACATTTTATAAAAACCTTTTTCTTACTTCCCATTGGTACTTTGTAAATATCAAAGTCTATTTTGTTAAAATCAATTCTATCAAGAAAAATTTTGTCATTATCTAAACACCATTTACCAAATGAATTGCAGTATGGACATTTAAAATATACACCCATATTAGTAATCGAATTAATATTATAATAACGTTTTGTTTCACAGTCTGGACAAATAATACAATATTTATTATGTTCAGAAAATAAAACGTCTTTTGGGGACTTTTTGTTATCTTCATAAGACCAATTATCAATAAATTCCATATGATTATTTTCTACACACCAATCATAGAAATTTTTCTCATCATAGGTCTTTCCGATTAATTCATACAGTTTCTTTCTATTTCCCAATTTATTACACTTAGATATAGAAATAGTACCATATTTCTTTTGAGAATCATTTATTGAAAAATTTGATAATTCTCCATACTTTTCATAAATAAATCTTAAATCGTTTAATATTTTTTCTTCTGAATGTTTCATAATTTTTCCTACTTTCTCACCTACTCCAATACATAAAAATAGAATGGGAGAGAGGTAGGTGACTCTACTCTGTCAGCTCATGACTTCTGACAGTCCCATTCCATAAATCCCACAATCAGCTATGACACCAATCATGAGCACATATATTTATTCTCTGTTTCCATTAACAGAAATATCAAATTAGTGGGCAGGGTTGGACTCGAACCAACGAAGCCGAAGCACCTGATTTACAGTCAGGCGTAATTGCCGCTATACGACCTACCCATATAAAAAGAGTGTGCAGCATACACCACACACTCCAAGTTCAAATGTTATTCGGAATCAGCAAATTTGTCTCTTAAACACTTACACACTGATTCTCTATAACGTATGTTATAATCTAAAATCCAAAAGCCTTTAACATCTTCTGAATATCTTCATGACTTAACTCATCGCTAGAGTAGTAAGAATAACTCATATAAGAGTCGCCATCTGATCTACTAGCGGTAAATCCGTGAGCATTTCCATCTTCGTCTTCAGAAGTATGTAAATAAGTATCATCATGACAATTACAGTTTTCACAATCACCATCGCAGTTATCTTCCTGACTAAACAGAATAACTTCTTTATCCTCGTTTACACAGTAATCAATGATATTCTGCTCGATATCACCATCCATATCAATATACAAAATATCTGTATTATCAATAATTTTAAACTCTTCAATAGGAAGCACAGTTACATATCCGTCATTATCTACAGATACAAGATATTCATTCGTATTTAAACGATCAACAAGATCAATCTCTTTAACACTTGTATCATCAAAATCGAGTAAATTCCCCATAATGTATTCTGCGAATTCTTTATTTACAATTATGCCAACAGTTTTATCAGTGTGATAAATGCGAGAAATATAAATATCAATAATATCCTCAACCTTATCATTGAGATCTAACATATCAATTGCTTCATATTTATTTTCTTTTCTATTCAAATTAAACACCACCAATCAAATTAAGCATTCTTTACTGCGTCTTTAAATGCTTTACCAGCTTTGAACTTCGGTGCTTTAGAAGCCGGGATCTCCATGTCTTCTCCTGTCTGCGGGTTTCTACCATACGAGCAGCACGTTCAGTAGTCTCAAATGTACCAAATCCTACAATAGATACTTTATCACCAGCAACAACAGCATCCTGAATTGCTTTAATTGTTGCGTCTACAAAAATCGCTGTATCTTTTGCAGTTACTCCCTCTAATGTCTCTGATACTGTATCTTTAACTACTTTTACTAAATCTGTCTTGTTCATTTTAAATTTCTCCTTTATTTTCCATAATATTTTTGTAATATAAAAGAGGGTAGCATCCATATAAGGTACGCTCCCTCTGATAGTGGCTTCGTCAGCCAAAAAATAATATATTAATTGTAGCTGTGAATATCTGCTTCCACAATTACTCCAAACTGAGCCGAACAGTGGACTACAATTGTTATTTAATTTAATTAAGTTGTATGTCATATAAGCAAATCAATCCATTATCACCAATAACAGAAACTGTTTGTTCAGGGCGATTTACCTTTCTAATTGATAATGCAAATTGATCACTGCCCGACACGCACCCAGACTCAATTACTTTTGTGTCATAAACCGTAGTTAAACCATTAGTATGTCTGTGTCCAAGCAATACAATGTCTGGCTTAATATTGAACATCATTGTAAAATTCTGTACAACATTACTTGGCGAATCTTTATGACCATGAGCAGCAAAAATATTATTACCACGAATATTAAACATGGCAATTTCTGGCTCAATATTGTTGCTACAAATAGTAATATTCTCAAAATTCTGCATTCTTGCTTTTAAATAGAACGGCAAGAGTATGTCCATATTTTCGCCATCTAAAGCTTCTTCCTTCTTAGGCGAAATCCTAGAATGATTACCAGGAGTTGTATATACATAGATATGATTAAAGTGATTTGCCATGCGAGAGAGCATAGCAGAAATCAGTTCTGAAACATATTTAAACTGTTCCATTAAGTCCATATTGTTCTGTAATCGAAGATTATTATGAATAATTCCACTAAGAATCTCGCCAATTACAAGATAACAGTTTTCAGATTGATGCATTCCACGTATATCAAGAATATCAGAAGTAAACTTTTCAATTCGTTGTTTTAAAATATCTGAATCAAAATCATTTTTCCAATTATGTATCTCAATTCCAGTATGAATATCTGTTAAATGCGCAAGTAAATCTGTTGAACTGTTAAATAACGTATAATGTACGGGAATATTCATTGGTTCAACATTTTCGCAAATAATTCTTTTAACCATATCAGCATATGATTCTTTACGAGCTTCCTGCCTAATGAGTTTATTATATTCAACTCTAGCATCAGATAGTTTTATTTTCTCTCGTCTTAGTTCTTGAATTTTTACATCCAATTCACTATTCTCAGACACATTCTGATTTAATCCAGCCTTATACTTTTCATACTCACTTCTCATCTTACCTCCAAATGGAGTAGAAGAGGACTTACGAATAGTATCTGAGTTACAATTAATTCCATATTTATCCTTGATTTCTGACCAATCGTAGTCATTTTCACCATCAATTTTTGAATCAATATCTGTGATAATCTTGTCATATGTTTCAAGAGTTAGTCCATATTTTGAAAGTTCTTCTTTGAATTTTTCAATATTAAACAATCATTCACCTACTCTCTATTACTCTTCATCAGACGGAACATCCAGCTCCTCATCTGTTTTTAATGCAACAGCAAAATCAATTACCTGATTCTTAAACGAAGTAAGCAGATCAGCTACCTTTATTTCCTGCTCCATATCATTCTCATCTGTATAGGTAATAGTAGTACAATCCTCCGAGAGTGTACCTGCCTTTACTGTTAATTTGTCTGTAGTTGTTCTTGTGAACTTTAATTTGCTAGCTGCCATTTTTAATCTCCTTTTTTCTCCAATAAAATAGGAGAGCAGTGCGCCCTCCTTAAATAATTTCATCAATTGTACAATCTTTACCAACAATATAATCACAAACATCAACTGATTTAGCTTCTTCTGGATAAAAATACCATTCAACACGATATTTCTCATCATAAAGCTTCTCATCAATTTTTGTCTGTGCAATAATATAATTTTTTGTATGCACTTCAACTTGTCCTGCCTCGAAATCAACACGATCTTTCATTTTAGCAGTAGAATCCCATGCAAAACTTGAGCCATCATGCATGAGGAAAGTTGAATTTGGCATAGCAAAACGTTTCTTACCCGAAATAAAAATTAAGAATCCCATTGAATAACAATATCCCTGATTTATTGTATAGACAGGTGTTTTACTTGTCATTATTGCATCAATTAATGCGTACCCATCGGGAACTGAGCCTCCATTTGTATTCACATACAATAAAATCGGTTTTCTGCTTTCAACTGGAATATCTTTATCTTCCCGATTATAACGTAAAATATGATATACAATAGTATCAATAACATCCGAATCAATAACATCATTGATAAAAAGCCTTCTGTTTTCAAGGTCGTCAGCTTCAAACTGTTCACCTTGATAAAGCATCATACTTGTTTTAATATCTTTCATAGGCATTTAGCCTCCAATTTCATAATATTTCTCTATAATGAGATTTTTGTACCGTTATTAACAGCAACAACCTTTGTAGATTTAAGACAATCAGATATTGCATCTTCTAAATCATGTTTAAACTCAATTTTATTTGAATCACCATGAACTAAATAAATCTTTTCACAATTTATAGATTTGTAATAATTAATCATATCTTGTCGTTGCATATGGCTAGAAAATGACTTTAAATCGTAAATCTGTGCTTTATTCTTAAAAGGTTTACCATTAATATTAATTGTTTTGTTGTCTTTTCCGTGTTTTATTTTCCATGCTAATGTATCTTCGCCAGAATATCCCATAAATAAAATACAATCAGATTCTCTTGGTAAAATACTCTGAGTCCACTTAATTGATCTCCCTGCTGTCAACATTCCTGAACTACTAAGAATAACTTTTGAACCTTTATCAGCAATTGCAGCTTTACTATTTTCGGGTTGGATAATTCTCTGTACATTCTTCCATGACATCATTTCATCGAATAATTCTTTTTTATCACCTTCAAGAATAGAAGAGTAACAATCTAACAATCTATTCGCTAATGGACTATCAATTAAAATTGGTACTTTAAAATTTTCATCTTTTCCAAATAAGGAATATAAAATCCATAAGATATATGGAGTTCTGTCAAGTGAAAATGACGGAATAAGAACTCTTGCATTATTGTCAACACAATATTGTTCTATAACAGATTTGATTTTTTCTATATCTTTTTTATATGTTTCTTTCGTACATTGTCTGTCTTTGCTACAGTAAGTGCATTCCATTATTGCAATATTTGCTGAAAATATAGGTTTAAAATCTTCAACAAAAACTCTTGTATCTTGTGTGGCAATATTACCGAGATCACTTGAAAACAGAATTTTTCTAGTATGTGAACCTCCGTTTATATATACTTCACATTGTTTGGATAGAAGAATATGTCCTGCATCAGTATATCTAATAGCAAGTTCATCAGATAAATTTACTATTTTATCAGAATCAATTTCTTGAACAAATTCAAGTGTTTTATATACAATATCTTCAGTATAAAATGGCTCATAATTTCTTTCATTTTTAAGATTTATGACTTCAATATCTCTGCAATTAATATATGAAGAATCAAGCCACATTTCTTTTAGAATCGAAGTTGAACCTTTAGGTACAATTATTTTTGCATTACATTTTCCACGAGCATATAATGTTGGAATCATGGCTATATGATCTGCGTGAAGATGTCCAATAATAATAAATTCGACTTCTTGTGGTCTTACTTTTTGGATATATTTCATATTGGCTCTGTAATTCTCAAGCACAGTATGATTGCCTTGAATCATTCCACACTCAAAAAGATAGCAATGTTCAGAAGTTTTTATTCGAGTACAACTACCAGTAACACCTTCAGCGTTACCTCCAATGATTTCTACTTTTACTTCATGTTTTTTCTTTGCGATGATTTTCACCGCCTTTCATTTTATTTTTGGCATATTACTTTACATACTTGTCTTCAATATAAATTTTATGAGCAGTAATAGAAACGCCAATATGTGCGTAATTTGTTTTTAAATAGTTATTGTCTCCAAGATTATTATGTTTGCCATAATTATATTTCTTGACATCATAATACCCACATGAATGAATGCCTTGCTCAGATTTGTTTCCTGTCTGATGACATATGCCAATAACACCACTAGAGATTAATTCATCTAAGTCTTTTTTACTAATAAGCTTAATATTTTTCACATCCTTTAATTTATTTCCTACAAAGTAGGATAGTAATGAGCGTGGAGGGATTTGAACCCATCGACACCGTGATTAAAAGTCAAGTGCTCTACCAACTGAGCTACACACTCAAAAAGAATAATCGGCAACCATGCTGCAAGAATTGTAGTACAGTCACCGATCTATAAGAAGAGGAGTACAATATGAATATGTACCAATCTTAGAAATGATCTTTAGAATTGTTCTGTTTGAAAACGCCTTCGACTCAGGACGACCATAAGGGTTAAAGTCTCTATATCTTCCACAGAAATGCATGGTACAGTCTCGCTTGATGAACTTAACTGGTTTTATCACACATGCACAAGTTTTTCATATGACATCACATCAACTAACTTATAGCCATATGTTAGACGAAAATTACAATTATATATTCTCTGTTTTATCAGCCAAGAAAAGCTGATTTCATTGTTTTAATCAAAATATCCATTTAACTTTCTGTTGTAATAACGAGTTATTTTTGGTTTTGTCCAAATTTTTGACTCACATTGGATATTATCATACGTATGGATTTCTTTTTCTGGAATATACTTACATTCCAAGCTTAATCCATCTAAAATTTTTACCACTGTATTATCAGTGGGAGTAGTAGAAGATAGGTAGGCGAATATACATTTCTCTGCCCTTTTGAATACTTTACGGACTGTCGCTACATTTATATCTTCTTTCTCTGCGATTTCTTTAATAATCTTTTCCTGTGTAATTGTCAAAAATAATCATTCCTCCCAACTGCACGAATTCGTTTATAGAATAATATCTTAATTTATAAATTAGGCTTGTGCCTATACGATATGTTGTTCTCCATATAGGCACAAATGAAAACCCATATAAAATGGACTATTTAATTTTTTATAAATAATAAAAATCCATTCTTTATGGATGAATTTTTTATTGCTTGGTAATTCTAGTTGTGTGTTTTTGCCCAATATTCTCGTTTAATTCTTTTATTTTCTTCATGTTGACATTTTTTACATCTACAAGATTTAGTATCCTTTATATCAATCTCGATCCATTCACCACAATCAATACATTGAATTATTTTAGTCTTTTTCTTTTTAATATTTGGATTATTCTCTAAATTAATAACAACATACTGACCATAACAAAACCAAAATAGTTGTTTTCCACGTTTTTTCCCTTCATACAAATATTGCACAAGCATATCTGCAATCATTTCTTCCGAATATCCAAGTTCCGCAAATTGATTTCTAATAGAACAAGCTACATAATGAAGATTATCTATATATTCGTCTTTCATATTGACCATATAGCGATACTTTTTATTCAATTCGTCATACAAATCAGATACTTCTTTAGAACATACAATATCAGGATTTTTCATCATATCCTTATATTTTAATTCTCCAAGTTTCATACCTCTTGTATTAATTGATTTATTAGGAATACGAGAGTAGAGTTTATTTACAAAACTATCATTTCTATCATCGACTTGTGATTTTTCCTTATCTTTGGCGTATTCAAAAAATGCAGGAAGTTTCTGATTGGTAAACTCTTTAATTTCTTCGCCAATTGTTTCCGGAAACTCAGGCTTGTATAATGTCTTAGCGTAATCAATGACAAAATTATTCTGACAACATAAACGCTTAACGCAATTAGTTGCATGTTCTTTTTCCTCATCTGTTCCATTGATAAATACGTCATTATTCCAGATTTTTGAAATATTGTTACTATAAATACCGATGTTTCCACCTGTAAATGCCGCATTTAATCCTTCATAAATACTCTGATTATTCAAAATTCTTGGTTCAGCTTTACGCATATTATAATAAAGTGGTACAATGCCATTCATATTACGTTCTGCGATTCTTACAAAATCAGGATCAGCAATCACCAATGATTTATCTCCATCAACATCAAACTGAAGAATTTTACTGATCAGGTCATATGTACTTGTATATACCGCATTTGTTGTAAACCATTCTCTGATTTTATTAACTCGTTCCTCATATACTTTATTCGCCACATTGAAACGAATAGCATGTTCCTTGTAAAGATGAGGACTTCTTAGACAGTCAAGTTTATCATATTGTTTAAATAACCAACAAAATACCTCTTTGTCTGCCAACAATCCTTTAGGTGTATCAATGTGTCCAAACCAATACTCACAAGCTGCATAATAATCTGGAAGTAAGAAAGTATATTTTCCATTTACTTCAAGTTTTCCACTTCTATATTTTTTTAAAAGACTATTCTTTACTTCACGGATCACGTCTTTTGCATATGTATCATTAAGTAGAGCAGGATAAATCTTTACTGCTTTTTGAAAAGCTGTCATATTTGTATTATAAGGTGTAATTCCAAGGATATCTTTCATGGTATCAACAGAGTTACAGATGTTTGTGATTCGTTCCACAGACTTCTTTGTAAGTAAATCAATCTCTTCGTCTGTTACATTTGTGAGAGTTTGTAACATCTGATAATTGATTTTTGCATTTTTAATTCTGTCTTCCTCAGTGTTACATCTACCAGCTTGACAATGATATTGCTTAAAATATGTCTTATACTCATCCCATGAATCGTAAAACTTATACATCTTAAATTGACTTTTTGTGAAAATTATTCTAATATCTTCGGCAATTACATCATGGTCTTGCCCATAAATATCTGTGATAATAGGAGAGCAATTATTTACTTCAATAAACTTTTTAAAATCAAATACTCCCAATAAACCTTTTACCCAGGGGGCACGAAACATTGTGTTTTTCGTCATTACGCTTGGTAATATCATACCAGCTCCATCAGTATGAGTAATCGGAACAGTACCAGTTTTTCTCTCAATCGAATAATCAGTCTCATCAATAAAATCAAATTCTCCTGGCACATTCGTCTCAAAATCATCTACAACAATACATCTGTCTATATCAAAATCATTCCACTGGTCAGTAGCTGAATTCGCCAATGCCATATATGCAAGATGTTTATTTACATTGTTTCCACCCTTTGTGTTTATTTTATCAATAGTAAGACCACACATAACTGTCTTTTCAACTTCATTCCATACTGATTCTTTAATAAAAACAGCTTTTTTCTTACGAATTTGACCAGCAGAAGATGTAAAGTATCTGTATTTTTCGCCATTATATATAAATCCATAAAAAGATAAATCTTTAAACACATCAAAATAATAAACTTGAACTACAATAAGAATATCTGTTAGTTCGTCTTTTTTAATGCCGATAATACGTGTAAGGGAAGATTCAAACACTGAAATGATATTATTATCATTTAGTTCGTCTTTTCTTAACTCTCTTAATTCGATTTTTTTATTATATGGAATATTATGCGATTTGCAATACTCGATTTTATTCGATAGATTCTCTTTTTGAATTGTCTTATTTGATAAAAGATTCAGAAGTTTTTCTTTTGATAAATTTGCTTTCTCTCTTTTGTGTTTTATAATCAAACACCACTTCATATATTCTTTTACAGAATCATTTTCTTGTTCATAGTAGTCTTCAACGGTACAACGTTTCCAATCAGAGAAATCATCTTTGTTGTAACCTTGCGTTACGAGTTCTTCTTCTAATTTTGGAAGCATATTATTTACATAATTTCTTTCACGTCTGTATTTACAGTTCATTTCATGTAAGTATTTTTCATGATTGCTATAAAAATGACCTGTATCTACAGAATACATATTAATCTGTGTATCTAACATTTATACCCCCTTGTTTGTTTGCCATTTCAATAAATCTTTTTAACTCTGTGTTGATATATCTGTAATAATCTTCATAGCTCCACTTTTTAAAACATCTGAAAGGAACTTCCATACGATAAAGTGGGATATTATGTTTCTTACAATATTCATTTTTCTGAATATCTCGTTGTATTGCTTTTTGTCTTTGAATTTGTCTTGGTGAATTACCAAAATGATGATCTTTATGTTCCTCATCATCTATTTCGATGAGATAAACTAAAGAATTATCAGAATTTAGAATTGCAAAATCGAAACGTAATTTTTCATTATTATCACCCATTAAATCATCAAATGAGTATTGAATTTCAAAATTACAATGCATATTTATTAAATAATCATATACAACATTTTCATTAAATCCCATATTACATATAGGACACCATCTACCTTTCTTTATATTATTTGGCAGTATATCCCATATATAATTGTGTTTGTTGCATCGTACAGTCACATATTCACCTGCGCTTTTATATTCGCTAAGTAATTTTCCATCTTTTTCTTCACATAACTTAGTTAATTCGTTTTGAAAATCACCTGCACGACCTGAACAATATGGACACCAATGTTCACCACTATATAATGCATCAGCAGTAGTAGTAAAAATCGGATGGTCTGGATTCACACATTTAAAATGATATATATCTTTTGCTCTTGTCCATTCTGTTTCTAAAACATTTCCACCACGTTCCTTACAGTATTTAACTAATCTGTCGTAATAAAACTGTTTATTTTTCTTATCAGCTTTCTTTGCAGATTGCGATTTTCTTATAGATTGGCATTTCTTACATGGTAAAAAATATGGTTTGCAAATATTTTTAGCATTGATTGTTGTGTATGTATCTCCATGAATAGGGCAGTGATAAACAAGGTTAATAGGTTTTTCTGAACCCATATATTCTCCAAGTATATCAACTAATCCATGATGATAATCTTGTACTTTCTTCTCAAACCATTCTTGAGATTTTCTTAAATGTCCTATAATTCATTCCTCCTTCATAAAACTAATTATTATGTTTCACTTATATATTCTCCAAATGAAATTTCTATTTACTCCACAAAATACACATCTACATATTTCATACCTTTTAACTTGGCGATACGATATGAAGTAAATCCATCGTGCAGCACAAAATCTTTATCAATAACAATAGGAGAGTAGAAACGTCCAGTCTTTTCAAAATAAGTCATTCTATCATTCATTTTCCATATTCTAATGTAATCCCATCCGTCCTGTATGATAATGTCATCAAGTTTTACTTTATACACATATCCAGTTTTATAGTGCTTTCTAAATAATTTAAATATCCTCATATACTTATGACTCCTTATTGTCAAATTTTTGATCTTCAAAATGCTTATTCCCAAACTCAAAACATTTCACATAATATTCAAATCTCTCAATGTATTCATCGAAAAATGTACTATTTGCAGCTTGCTCAATCATATTTCCAATATCATTCTGGATATTCTCTTTGTCACTTGTAATATACTGAGTATTTATTCCTTGACTTCCAATAGGTAGTCTGTCGCTAATATCAGAACGTCTTAACCACAGATTTACAGCATATTTGTTCATATGCTTGATAAATTTATAAGTACAATCAACAACATATCCTTTATACTGGTTTTCTGGTAACACAAATGAAATAGTAGTCCCTAAATAATTTCTTTTTAACATAATATTTTTCTCCTAGCACAAGCTTATCTTTCTAACCAAACTTCCCAATATCCATCACAATATTTTGTTTTTAAATCATTATAATGAAACTTAAGTAAATCCATAATTTGATAAATAAAATAGCAATAATCAACTTGTCCAGCTCTAATGTTTCTGAGCATATCATTAATAAAAGAGCAATATTCCTGCCAGTTAGTAGTGCCATGATATGTACCCATTGTTTCTTCGTTCCAATATCCTGTTTCTTTTGAATATTGCATATTCTGACCTAATTTTGTAATACCTGATACTGGTTTAACAAAGAGTCGTCTAATATTAAATTCTTTCTGCCATTTTTCATCAGTGAGAGTAGAAGATGGTCTACCATTCGTATTGCTTATTAATCTCATTTCTCTAAGTTCCTCAAGTGTCATTGACTGATAATTTTTCATTTCTTTTTTCTGTCGCTCCTTTTCAATAATTGTTTTTTCGAGGTTATCTGCCTCTACATATTTATTTATTCTCTTTTTACTTGGTGTTTCTGTCGAAAAATCTTCAATGTCAATTTCACCTGCAAATGTGTTATGGTTCTGTGCGTAACTTGTTTTTGTTTTCATATTTTAATAATTCTCCTTTAGTTTTTAAAATAATTTTATTCATTGCAATCAACTCCTTTGAGTGCTGCGTTAATTTGTTACATATGTTTATTCTCTGTTTTATAATTCATTTTCTAATAATTTGATAATCTTGTTTTTAACCTCATCAGAAAATAAACAATTTTTATCAGACTCTAACAAATCTAATATGGTTTGATATGAAATATTGGATGATTTCAATGTGTTAATATAGTGTGTTTTGCTTTTAAACCACTTTGTACCAATTTTATATAATTGGTTTGAGTCACCGACTTCATTTGTTCCTGCAATTTTTACCATTCTTCCCATATTTTATTCTCCTTTCATTTTTGCTAAGTATTTAATTTCACCAGGTACATCTTCTTTGTTGTATATTCTCTTTCCATATATTCTTTCCAACTCAATCAAAACAGTATCACCTTCTAATTCCATTGGATCAAGAGCATATACATTTCTTGTTGGAACAAACACACCTTCTTCTTTTTTATTCTCCACAAACATATCTCTTCTTATATAAATTAATTTATAAGATTCTAAGACAGATAATCCGTTTTCAACTGTTGGGATAGAGGTATCTAACCCTTTCGCAATTTGTGTTTTAGATGGAAATGAAATTTTAGCAGGCGTAATATCTCCTGAATAATCCATGATGTATTGCTTTATATAAAGATAAATACCCAATAGAATAGATTTATTAATTTTAGATGAGAGAGAACAGATTTTTTCATATTCAGAAATAGTAATCTGTACAAAACTGTCCTCTGTAAAAAAAACATTACGTTCATAAGATAATTGAAGATAAAATAAATCATTTGGTTTAACTACAAAAATGTCTGTATTACAGCTTGCATAACCTTTGTTTATAAGTTCTGTTTTAATAATTTCTCGAAAATCAGAATATATGGATTTATTATTTGTTTTCGTTGAATAACCAATTTCTTGTAGCAAATCATTGAGTGTGAGAGCAATTTGCCCAAATGTTTGTACATGCTTCCTTAGATATAATATGATAAGATAATATTTCAAACCTGAAATACCTTTATGATTTTTGATTTCCTTTTTTGAAAATCCGACAGAGGTTATTTTTTTATCTTTTTCAGATAGATAAATATAATTGTCGATTTTAATCACTCCTTTCGTTAAAAAATTTGTGTGTAAATTTTCCCAAAGATTTAACACTACCTATTAAGTTTGTGTGAAAATTTTCCCAAATGGGTACTTAATTCTGTGTGAAAATTTTCCCAAAAAGTAGGTATATAGTATAAAAGCATAATTAATTATATAAAAAAGCATAAATATATAAAAAAGTATAATAACTTCGTAAATGGTCTAACGCCCATTTACTCCGTAAAAAATTAATTGATTGTTATTGGTTGATTTAGCTACATGGTGTTTTGGATTGATGGTTTCATTTGGGTACATATATGACGTACCTATACGATTATTCTCCATATGGATTATTATTCTGTTCCAAATCAACATACTTTCCTGTGAAGATATTATCTACAAAAAATACTGGTAGCCTATCATGATACATTTTATAAATTTCTTTACCTGATATACTTATCCAAAAATTACTACCTATTTGTCTTTGTTTCTGCAATGTTTCGATCTCTTCCTGATATTTACTATTTTTAATTATTCCTCCAATTTTTCCACAGATAGTACAGTAACTGCATAATGATGTATGAATACGTTCTTTTTCTTCTTGAGTAAATGCATTACTTTTAAAATTCCATTTATATTGGATTAAACATTCTTCATAATGATGTTTGTGCTTTGATTTTTTATTGGCTTTGGATATATTGCTTTCTCTCTGTTTAAGATATTTTGGTATCTCTATTTCATATTTGTTCATTTTGTTTTTTTATTCCTTTCTATGTTTGTGCTTATATATTCTCTGTTTGGAATTTTATTTTTGCGTATCCTTTTATTGGTAGTAATGGGATATGAGAGGGATTTATTATGTGGTTTTTACGTACCCACCCTATGTATGGTGTTAAATTAAAGAAAATGAGTGTGATTTTCGATTTTAGATTGTTAGGTATGAATTTATCATTGAAGTGGTTTTGATTGAAATTTGAGTCGATTTCGTGCGATTTAGTCTAAAGATTAGGTATTGAAATTAGTTTGGTGAGTACTTAGTTATGATGTAAGAAATTAAATATGAGAGTTTTTATTTTTTGAATTAAATTTTGAATTAAATTTGGTCTGAGAATTTATATCACGATTATTGGATAATTTTTCATGAAAACTGGTTATCGGTGAAAATGCTTATATATAAGGAAGATTTTGAGATTGATGGTGTGATTTTAGTGTGATGGGGTTTTAAAAATTAGGGGTTGAAGTGGATAAAAGGCTTGTAAAATAAGTAGATTGACGATATGGGGTACGATAAGTGGTTTGAAGGATGAAATTTTGTATTTTGCTTGATTTTGTTGGGAATTTTGAGGTTGGAAATAAGGTTACATTTTTGAGTTAGTGTGTGGAATAACCAGCTATGCAGATGCTGCCAAAATGTGACTATCATTTTAGTTTTAAGTACCCCCATCATATAAAAACGATGGTTAATAGATATATATTGTCCATTCTTTTCAGATAGAACAAATGTTCGATAAAATTAGATCTGATCCATCTGAGCAGAACATATTCGAACATATGTTTGTATTATAATTTTATCGTAATTTTTGGAAATTATTATTGACAATCACATTATCATGTGATAGTATAGATAATGTCAATAGGACATATCAACACATAAAAACATTTTTAAAAGTTTTCAAAAAAGTCCTTGACAAACACACATACGTGTGATAATATAATCTCAACAAAACAAAGAACCACACAACAAAGTGTTAAGGCACTGCAAACTCACATAGTTGCCAATTCAAAAGTTTTTGTTGACAATCACACAAAAATGTGATACACTTTAAGCAAATCAAGAAACAACGACTTGAAAATAGGGTGCAAAGTCTAGCACACCTTACACCCTTACATAGTGGATAGCATGAAAATACTAACCTTTACGCATTACATATTCTAGCATATTTCATGCACAAATTCCACAACAATTTTAATCTACATAACACCTTTAACTAGGAAGTGGTGTATTACACACTGCGCACTTGTAGAAAGTACATTGATAAATGAATATAGGACTGTATCTATACCACAACGCTAGAAGTACGCTTGTTGGTTCAAGCGTGAACAACTACATGTAGTGTCATTATAAAGCAGTAGTAAAACCACTAGGAGATTGTGAGAAAACGGCTAAAGGGCATAGCTAGGAAGGTTAGGAGGTCTGGAATAATGCTACCTTTGAGTTTTACGCTCAAAGTCCGTTCCAAGTCGGCTAAAAGCAGAGGATTCCAACAAATAAAAATAATGGGAACTACGCAATCACTCCCAACTAAAGGCGTAGAGAAGGAGTACATTATGGCTAAAAATCAGATTAATTTCTCAAAAATGAGTAAGGAAGCAACTGCACAGTTAAACACATTCAAGGATTCTGCCCTTGCAATCGCTACAGAGGATTTACGGTATAAAGCAGAGATGAAACCACTCAAGGCTCAACTTGAAAATATTCTTGCGAACCGTCAGAACGATCTCAACAATGGGTTATCTGTGGAAGAAGTGGCTGCAAAATTCCCACGCATTGAAGTTGACAATGCTATCCGCAAGGCTGAAACTGCACACAATGCCATTATTGAACCATTGAATAAAAACATGAAAGAAACTTATAAATTTGTACCGGACAATATGCACTCTGCCTATGTGAAAAAGATTGACGAACATAAGCGTGGTGACTTCTTAGAAGCCATCAAGCAGTTCCTTGTAAATCTTGGTATTGAAAATTGTTCACAGGCTCAAATCAGTAAACTTGCTGAAAACATGTCTGATATGTTCGGTGCAAAATATGCTACATCAAAGAAGATTGTCAATGATGGAGTTATGCACACTTCAATCAATAAGGCTGCATTTAACAAACTTTTTATGGCTGTATTCTGCGATATGTACATCAAATAAGAAACTTGTAAACACGCAATAAATCCGCTATACTATAACTAGGAAGGCGGTGGAAGGATGGAAGAGATGAATAATCAGGAAACAATTAAAATTTGCGTAGAAGAATTTTCACGCTTACAGGAATGGATGGAAATGGCAGAAAAAGAAAGCGCATTATATAAATCCATGAAAACACGTTACAGAGATTTAAAAGTCATTTTATCCGCTTTGGGTGTAAATGTAACGGAACTTGACACGATAAAAGAATAATGCATAGTTAGAGGAGCAGATCAACGTAAAAGGTCTGCTCTTTTATAGTGTGCATTATCACAAATTACTTGTGAATCACACAGTTATGTGATAGAATGGAGGTGTATCTAATGGAGGTAAAATAATATGATTGTATATAAAAAATTAGAAAAAATATTGAAAGATAGAAATATGCAATGGAAATCATTGTGCGATGCTGGAATTTCTGTAAATATGCCAGCTAAATTTTCAAAAAACAAACCAATGAATACGGACATTATAAATAAAGTCTGCGAATATCTCCAAGTCCAACCTTCAGAAATTATGGAATGGATACCTGATGCAGAATATAACAAGGCAAATGCTGAAATTGCCTCAATCGAGCAACAAATAGCAGAACTTGAAGCAAAGAAAAAGCAATTACAAGGTAAATAATGCGTCAAATATAACCAACGCACCCAAAAGCACCCAATTTCCGGGTGCTATTTTATTTCAACAAAATAAAGGAGAATGTAACTATGTATGAAGTAGTAGACAAAAACAGAAGAATCTTATTCGCAAGCAAGGCAGATGTAGATAATTATAATGACTATTTGAAAAATGGATTAAAAGTCATTAGAACGCAAGGCAGAACATATTATTTTAATAACGGAGACAGGCTAATTGATGCAAGTTATTTAGGTAAAAAGATGTATGTTCTGAAAACACGAACAGGAAAAAGAATTACAAGTGGAAAGTTACAGAAAAGACATATTGCAGTAATTTAAGCATCTAACGGAAATTAAAATCTGTTAGGTGCTATTTTTATACCCAAAATTAAGGAGGACAAAACCATGTCAGAAAAAGCAAAACAAATCCACAATGCCTATTGTGATTATGAAGTCGCAAAGGCAAAATCACCGTCACGGATTTATTCAGTTCGGGCAGAAATTAAAACTAAAAATGGGATCAAAACACATAACATGAGTAAAGCTATGTTGGCAAGACAGTTGGCTTTGCTTTATTAATGGAGGAATCAGCATGAAAATAACATTATTGGAAACAGAAAATGGTGCAAGATATGTACACTTACTAGACGATGCACCAACAAGGAAACTCGAAACGGATGTATTATCCGAACTCTCACGGAAAGAGTTTGAAGAGAAATTCCCGGATAAACCTACTTATATTTTGTCACAGTTTCCACCTATATTTCTTGAAAACGGAGACATACTTCTTCAGAATGAATGGAACGGTGAAGCTTATCATACGGAAAATGCAAGATATTTACCGGTATACAATCAGATTGACGATGATGACTATGAAATCATCGGATATTATCAGAATTAAAAAGAGCCGCCATTTCTGACAGCTCACGTCCGATCATTCGACCATAAAGAGGGGAGGAGGAATGAGAGACGTTATTATAATAGCATATCAAATTATTAAAGGCAACTTACAAATTGTAGGTTGTCTTTTTTTGTGTGCAAAAAAGGAGAATAAGTAAATGAAAAAGGCAAGGTATGATGCAATTCGTATTGCAAAAGAATTATGTTACAGCAAAGAGGTCATTGAAAAAATCAAAGTAGCAACAACAGAAAATGAGATCACACGGATTTTGCACACGGCAAGGGAGGCAGAGTAAATGCAAAAAGCAATTATGTTCCGTGCTTACAACGGAGTTGAAATCATAGACACTCGCCCAGAAGCTGAAATCGCATATTCAAACATGAAATATGCAGAGGAACTTGCGTCAAAGAGAAAACAAAGACAAAACAAAAACCACAAGAGCTTTGCGGAAATCTTATCTGCATTGCTTTAGATAAAATCAAGGAGGTAAAACATGGAAGGATATAACACACCAGAAGGTTACAGAGGGCTTGTAAAAGGTAAATATATGCTTTTCACAAGCGAAACTGAATATTATGAATATATGTTAGAGAGGGAGGAAGTATGACTGAAAAACAGGTAAGGGAAATAAAATGCAACATTTGTGTGAATTGCGGTGACAGGATTTGTTGCCACGGAATGCAGAGTTGTAAAGATGCAAATGAATATATTCAGAAAGGGAAGTGAAACAAAATGAAATATATCACTTATGAAGAACCACTAAAAGGCAAAACATTCACAGAAAATCAGATGCATGAAGTTTATAGAGACTTAGCAGACAAAACAGAATATCCCGATTTTGAATGTTGGAAAACAGATATGGTTAAATCTGGTGTATTTGAAGAAGTTTAGTAACTAAACGGCAAGCGAAAGCAAGCCGTTATTTTTATGTAAAAAATTAAAACAAGAAAGGTTAAAAAGGTAAAAGTTATGTGTTATTCAAGAAAAGTAGAACCATCAGTAATTGAAAGAGAAATGCAGGAAGCACGGAATGCAGAAGAATTTACAGATAAGGTTGAAACAATCACAATTAAGCAGATTGTTGAAAATGCAAAAGTAAATTCACGGTTTGGCGACAAGATACTTGTCAATATCAATCCTTTACATATACATATTCCATCATGGCAGAGAATGTGTGATGTGGTTGCAGCAACGGAAATCGGAACAAAGTACAACAAATATAAATGGGAAGTACCGAAGCTGTTATATCTTAATGGAAAACTTTGGTGTGTAGATGGTATGCATCGAATTTATGGGGCATTTAAAGGCAAAATTGAAGCAGTTATATGTGAAATTATTGAATGTTCTGAAAAAGAAGCAATTAAGCTATTTCTTGGTCAGGGCGTTGATAGACGTAAAATGTCACAGGTTGACTATTACAGAGCTGCAATCGAGTATGGAGACGAAAATTATATTCAGTTAAAAGAAGTTTGTAATAATCATAATGTAGCTGTAAAGGGAGATCCAATTGAAAACCAGGTAGGTATCTTTACACCAATTAAAGACGGAATCAAGTCAATTCGTAAGAATGGAACGGAATTGCTTGATAAAATCATTACTCTAATTACTGATTTACAGTGGAACGGATATGCAGATACATATAATGGGAAAGCATATACTGCAAAGTATATCAGAGTGATGCATTCACTATATGCGTATTATGAAGGCAGAACAGAGCAAATGGAGAATATCTTAAAAGAGAAATGCATTGGCACAGAGTTTTTTGTTGAAAATATTATGAACTTGGAGCAGTGTGCAGTATTTGATTATCTGTCTGAAATTATTAGATATGAAATGGAAAGTCCATTCACAGAGAAGAAACGCAAAACTGCAAAGAAAACATTAAAGTCAAAAGCAATGTAACAGAGAATAAACAATTAGAAAGCGAGTGATGAAAAATGAAACATCGGTAACAGAAAATATCAAAAAACAAACCAATACATATAACATATGAATACGAAGCTGAGATAACGGCTACACGGTCACATAATAATAAGGAAAGGATAGATGAATTATGACATATAGAAAGACAAAACAGTTGAGAGAATTTGAACCCATTTTGTATAGAAATGGATACAGATTTGCACGGTGCAAGGGAAGTCATTTTATTTACATGAATCGAACTTCTCATAAAATTATCACCGTGAATAAGGACTTAAACAGAATGGTTCGTGAAAGACTTATAAAAGAGAATAAGTTGCAGGAGGTATAAATTATGCAGACAAGAAATATTAAAGTGGGAACAAAATTTAAGCATATGAAAGAAGAATGGATCTGTACATCAAATGATGGATTCATATTTGAGGCAGATTGTTTAAACAAAAATTGTCCAATGAAAGATTTAATGCTTATTGGATCAAGCGAAGAAGTAGAAGTGATTGAATAGGAGGTGAGAAATATGAAATGGATAGAGATTTTACGGAAAGATGACCATGCATTACTGCAAAGCGAAAGTGATACACAGTATGCGGTTGCAAGTGGCTATGATCCAACGCAGCCTGAAGATCAGCAGTGGTCAAGTGGAACATATTTTACTTATTGGAATGACGCAAAGCGAAAAGCTGATTGCTTGCAAAATGCTTTAGATTGTTTTAGAAGTAGAACAGAAGAGAACTATGTAACCAAAGGTCAGAAATACCTTGAAATCTACAGAGAAGATTATAGCGAAGGCACATTCAATGAAATTATTACATCGCTTGGAATTGATAATGACAGAGTTGGAAATGCGATTGGTTGTTATTGCATTGTAGATGAAGAAAGTTTAAAAAGGTAAAAGAATGCGAAGAGGTATAGTTCATGCGATTAAGTGATTTATTATCATATATAAGCGAAAATGAAAACGTTTATGTATGGTTGGATGGAAAAATTGTAGCTGAATATAATGGGAGAGATAGTATTTCTCTTAAATATAATGATTTTGAGGTTGAAAAAGGAAGTCTTAGAAAGTGTGAAAATGGAATCGAAGTTACATTGACAGGAAATTTAATTGTTCCTAAAAGATAATGAGCAGGAAGATGTGGATTTTATTATCTCGATGAATGTAATAGCAGAGTAAACAGATATTTCATAAGAAGGAGGATAGAATCATGAAATACAGATTGGGTTGTTATAACACAGACGGAAGTTTAGAGCATCTTCGCACTGTAGATAATAAAGAGAGTGCAAAACTTGCATACAAACATCTGAAAGAGGAATATGGGTGTACAATTTGGGTTCAGAAGATTGAGTTTGTTGACCCAAAAGAGGAGTTTAAAGAAGCATAATAAATGCGTGTTTCCTTGGATTGAAGGTGAGAGAAAATGAATAGAATTGATGAAATTATTTATAAAGAGACACAAAAAGCAGCTTATGAAGAACAGTGCGAACAGGGATTTGTTCATCAGGAACAGCCAAACGAAGATTATTTTGAAGGTTTAAATGATTATTGGGATGGAACAATGAGTATTTGAAATTAAAATGTGTGTTGCTTATGAATTGGAGGTAAGAGAAATGAAAGCAAGAAAAGATATTAAACTTGGGAAAGATGAAGAATTTGTAGAAGATATTAGAGAGTGCAATAATCGGTGTCCACAATGTGGAGGGCTTTTGATTGCAAATTTTGGGGCAGGAATTTCGGTTGAATTTTGTGCAGAAGATAATTGTGATTATGAAGATTACGATTATGATTTGTAATAAGAAATTCGCATTTCATTAGAAAGGATGGTAGATATTATGAGATATTATGATATTCACGTAAATTATGATGGAACAAAAGAAGGAGCAGGTTATTCTATATTTGTTAAGACAAATGCAAGTAGTGAAGATGAAGTGTTACAATATGCCATTAATAACCATCTGTTTGAGGAAGATGGAGATGAAAAGTATGTTGATTATATTGACGAAGTAGAAGAAGAAGATTATCACGATGCAACAGGCAAATAAACTAAGATTTCTTAGGAAGGAGTGAAGAGAAATGACAAGTATTGAAAAGTCAAAAGAAGATGCACGGAACTTAAATGAACTCACGGATCATTTGATTAAATTACTTGAAACGGATGATAAGCGATTCTCATTTGAATTTTGTGCAGGTGGTACAATGGAAATTTACGACAAAGAAAAAGGAATCGGTTATGCAGTTCACGTTGCACCGATTGAATATGATGAGAATGGAAATGCAATAAATTTATAGTAACCGCAAGGCAGTTAGGAGAATAAATACCTAGCTGCCTATTTTATTACAAGAAAGCGAGGAATGAACATGAAACAATTTGATTTACCTGTAGTAAATGATATACGAAAATCATTTTACGGAAAAGCGAAAGTAACAGAGTTAGACAATGGAGACATTGAGCTGACAAGCTACAATACAGTCGTTTGCAGAATACATAATGGAGTTTTTCAGAGATTGTGGAATGGGTATTCAGCAACGACAATGAGACATATCAATGCTTTTATTGGTTTCTATGGAATTGAAGGTGGAGGCAAAGCATGGTGGAACAGTTTAGAGATTGCATAAATTAAGGAGGAAACGAATTATGAGTAAATGGTTATATGATCCTGAAACGGATTCACGGAATGGAAAAGAGTTTACTTACAATTTGCCAATACATGAAAATGAGGACTTACTTTTAGGTTTTACATATAGGCAAATTATGGACGAAGTGATTGCAAATTACGGTCATAATGTAACAGAAAAAGAAATCAGAAAACAGGTAAACGAACATCTGGAAATGGTTAAAGAAAATATGGAAGAAAATTTAATGTTGTGTATCGACAGTATGTTGAAAGAAATTAAGGAGGCGTAATTATGTATAAAATCATTAATCCATGTAAATGTAAGGTTTACACAAGAACAGGAAACGAAGTAGATAGAAATGCATTTGTGAGAATTGAATATAAAGATTCAAAATTAAGCATGAGTGGTGTAGTTGCGCCATTATCAAACGGAGATTGCCTTGGCTCTGCTGGTCAGTGTGTTGATGAAATCAGAAATGGTTCACCAACAGATGAGTGGACAACGGAAATGCTTAACAAATTATGTGATATTTGGAATAGATGGCATTTGAATGATATGCGTCCTTATTGTGAACACATGAAAGAACTTGGATGGGCAGAGCACACTCAGGATAAAGTTAAAATTGAGAAATGGACTTTGACGAAAGAAGCGTGTCAGAAAAAAGACAACGCAAAGAAAAGAGCGGTGGAGTGTTTAAAAAATGGAGAAACTTTTTATCCGACAAAAGAAGAAACCGTATATGCAAATATGGAATATTCTATTGATGTTTATAATGATGAAGATATCTTTGAAAAATATGGAAATTTATATAAAAACGCATATGAATTAAAAGAGAAAGATTGTTTAGGACGTTCAAATACAGAATATAAGACAAGAGGTTGGATTTCTTATAAAGATCACAAACTCGGTTTTATTGGTAGAGAATGTCCAGTGTGCGGTTATAAATATGGAACTGCTTGGAAGATGGAAGAAGTACCACAGGATATAATTGAGTGGTTGGAAAGTTTACCAGAAACTAAAGTAAAGCCAGCATGGGTATAGGAGGTAAAGAATTATGTTGAAAATTGAAATTGAAACAGGTAATGCAGCGTTTGGTGATCCTTATGACGGAAACGAAAGCAAATATTGGGAAGCTGTTGAGTTAAAACGTATACTTGAAGGCATTTGTGCTAAGTTAGAAGACGGAGTAACAAGTGGTAGTTGCATTGATATAAACGGAAATAAAGTTGGTCAATGGAGCAGATAGGAGTGTGGTTATATGGCAAAACATATTATTGATAAAGATAATACATTAAAAGCATTAGGAAGCATTAACACGTTATTATCTCAGTCGTTACAGATAATAAAAAAGGTAAATGAAGATGAGCAATGGGATTTTTGTACAGATGATGTTTTAGCAAGGCGAGTTAATGATGCTGAAAGATTAATAAAAGAAATATCAGACATTGTATTTCAGAACTAAAATGGCAAAGGAAATTGTAATTTATAGTGAAATTTAAGAAAGGTAAAAGGTGATAATTATGGCAGATACAAAGAAAACAAAAAGATTACACATTAGCATGGCTTATATATTTGTTGGAGATACAGGTATTGATATTCCTGTAGAATTATTAGAAGGTAAAACGGAAGAAGAGCAGTTGGAAATCGCTTGTGAATATGCACAGGAACACATTGATGAAATTCCTGTTGCTACTAATGCAGAATATATCCCATATTCTGATAATTTTGGGATTGGTGATATTGATTTTGAAGATAACGAACAGTAATACAGAAAAAGGAGATTAAAAACTATGAAAGTAAACGAAATTAGAAAAACAGAAACAATCGAGAAACTTGTAAGAACAGAGTACATTGCAGAGGATGGAACTATATTTAGAAGCGAAGAAGAGTGTAAGAAATATGAGGAATCAGCACTGTTTGCAATCAGCAAAGAATTAAAGAGATTAACAGAAAAAGATTGTGTTTCTCAGAATGATATCAATGATGGTTTGTCATATGATGATATGGTTGAAATCTTTGATGTACAGACAGAAAGGGATTTAGAAAATCTTAGAAGATATTTATATCTAAAAATGAGAAAAAATGGAGCAAGTGAAGATAGTGTAAAGGAATGCTTCACATCAAAAGATGGAACGAGAAACAAGTACGTATTTGACAGTGTTACAGCAGGTCATGAAGTAATGATTTTCTGGAATTATGATGAGGATTGGTTCTGGGTTTACAATGACGGAAGTATTAACGGATATTGTGAATTTTTCAGAGAGAAGATCACAAAGCTTATTACACCAAAGGAAAATCACGAACAGTAATACAGAGAATAATAAGGCAGACGCAAACATATGTGTCTGTCTTATTTATTGGAAAGGAGAATATGAAATGAACGGATATGAATATATTTGCGGAACAGCAGCACGGTTTAGAAAGAAGTTTCCGAACTTGTATGAACGGAAAGAAAAGAAGTCTGTGTTTATTGATTCAAGCTTGTTAGACAGGATCGAAGATATTCCAGATGCAATCAAGGCAGAACTGATAGGTAAATCAAGAATATCACGGATGAACAGAGAAGACTTTGCAATCAACACAGAGGATGAAAACGGATATAAATATTATCTTGATATTGATTGTAGCTGCTATGACTTCTATAAAAATGACAAGCTGATTTATTCGGTGCTACATGTAGATGGTGCAAGATGGAATGTATATAAAGCAAATATATATGGTTATTATAGTGATAATGATTTGCCTGTGAAATCAGGTGAGTTAAATTGGAGCAAGAATTTGAATTTTAAGTTGAGTAGAATTGATATTAGTGCTTATGAAAGTGAGGTTGATTGATATGATAGAAACTTATGTTATGGAAAATGCAGATTATGCAAAAATTAAGAAATTGAATACATTGCATAATATGGAAACATTTTGGGATGACGTTAGAAAATTCACAAAGAATGTGAGATCGGATCATAGCTTAAGTAGGTGGCAGATATTATCAGAAGCGAGATATGGTGAATTAATGCAAGCGAAACGTAGTTTTTATGAAGATTAAAATGAGGTGATTGATAATGATATGTGAAATAAGCAAGAAAATATTAAATGAAGTATATGGTGGAGATACAAAAGAATCAAGAGAAAAAGCGATTAAAGATGGATATTTTATGGAATGGACAAAAGAAAGAATTAAAAATGCATTTAAAGCAGGAAATGGAACAGAAAAGGATTTAAAAAGATATATGAATGATAATAAACAATATTGTGCATTTGTAGAAATTTAAACCCAGTTGAAAGAACTGTTTCTTGAAAAGAAAAGTGAGGTAAATAATTATGCTGAGATATGGACGGAAATTTAATATTACACAGGAGCTTATGGACACAATTGCAACTTATATGAATGATGACATAAGAGAAGATTTACATTTCAGACTTGCACCATGCGAGCCTGATTTATTTTTAAGAGAATATGTAAAGAGAGATCCTGAATTTGAGAAACTTTTATACGATGAATTTGGAATTGAAATGGAGGTGTAGGAATTATGATGACAAGAGAAAGGTTTGCAGAGACAAATTATAAAATGAGTTATGAGGAATACAAGAAATGCTGTTGCAGCGAATGTGACAAGGAAGATTGCATTCACAGAGATGCATATAGAAGATTACCTGAGATTGATGGTGGACTTGGTTTGTGTCCTAATTTGAAGGGAGAGTGATGAAAATGTACAGAGTATATCAATTAACAGACGAAGAGAAAGATAAAATCGTGCAACTTCGTTGGGATGGAGATACACATTATTATGATGTTTTTGAATCACAAGAAGAGTGCGATGAAGAACAGAAAAGACTAGATAAAATTGAAGCAGAATATAGAAAAAAGAAAGCTGATTATTTGAAAAATTGTAAAGGAGAGTGATTAAGATGTTTAAATATATTATCAGTTATGATGGTGGTCAGTTAAGAGATAGCTCCGATTTTGAGTGGGGATTATTTGATTCCTATGGTGAAGCTGAAGAAGAAGCCAATGATGCAAAAGAAGAATATATGAGAGATTGGGATATTGAAGGCAGCGAATATGATCCTGATGATTTCTGTATTGAGATTGAGGAGGTATGATCGATTATGAAATGGAATATAGTACATGATTGTGATAACAACAATGGAGAACCTACGCAATGGGCTTGTAAATTAACTAAAGATGGTCAATTTGTATGGATTGATAAAATTGGCGAATATGCATATGGAATTACAAATAAGACAAGCGGATATGATTATTTGTATGTATCAGGTTCGTTACAAGGTGCTAAACGATGGGTGAACAAGAATTTATTAAGAGTGTTATAGGAAACGAGGTTGAGTGATGAAAATGAAGAGAACACCAAAAGTAATTAAGCAGCAAACGGAAGAATGGTTAGATGAACGGTGGATGATTGCAAATATGAAAGATACAAGACCACAGGACATGAGTTATTATATGGGAGCATTAAAGGCTCTTGAATTTATTGGCTATGAATGGAAGCGTGATGCAGATGGTAAGCATACATTATTTAAGTAGATTGGAGTGATAGAAATGAAAAACAATGATTATCCAAAATATTTCAAAAATAAAGGAAATGATATATATGCAAGCTATGATGGTATGCGGTGGTTTTGGTATGGAAATATGGAATATTGTTAAGCTTGAGAGGTGAATAGAATGACAAAACAAGAATATATGAAATGTGAAAAATTATTGGATGAAGCGATCAGAAATGCAGAAACCGCAAATGAAGAATTTTATAAAGCTGGAAATAGTTATGATACAACAGAAAGGCATATTTTAGAAACTAAGGCATGGAATCACAGAGGATATGCAGAAGGTATCAATCAGGTACTTGTAGTTATTGGATTTAAACATGATCGGATGTCAGAATTAGGGAAACTGATAAGTTAAAGATTGGAGTGATAAGAATGTTTACAGAAGAATATTTTTCAAAATGGTTTGATATTATTTCAGAACATGATGCAAAAATCTTATGGAATGATGGAGATAGAAGCTTTCTTGTATTAAGTACAGAAGATGGAACTGATAGATACGCAGATTGTTTTGAGACTTTTGAAGAAATAAAGGAAACTTATCCTAATGTATTATTTGGATTGGATAAAGTAGAAGCACAGTAATTAGCAATTTCATAAGGAGTTGATTCGATGGAAATTAGAGTAATTGATTGTGATGCAATCGTAGGCTTTGTTGATTATGGAACTATTGATAGCGAAAAGAATGGTGGTTGGTCAACGAAGATGAGATGTAAAAAATGCGGCGCAGCATGGTTAGCAGAAAATTATATAAATGGAATTGAAACATGTCCAAAGTGTAACGCAACGGGTAAAAAATATGTTATTCCAGTAAATTAGAAAGGACGGTTGATGATTATGTTAAAAGCAATAAATATTAAATGGGACACAGATGGAAACAAGGATATATTCAATAAACTTCCAACGGAAATGATTATTCCAAATGAATTGGAAGAACTGTACAAGAAAGATAGAGAATACGCACTTGAAGAGATCTCAGATTGGCTATCAGATGAGACAGGATTTTGTCATGACGGATTCAAAGTTGTAATGGAAATCACAAGACAATCTGTTGAGAACGAATTGTTTGATTTCTTCAATGACAAAATGAAAACTGGCAATGCACCTGAAATTAAAAGAGTTGGTCGTTATCCGGAAGAATATATCACAATAGATAGCGGAATTGTTATTGATTGTATAGGTGGAAAGCAGATCAGATTGATTATTCAGGTAGATTAAGGAGTGGTGATTTATGAATTATACTTATTTTGGAAACAGAATTGAAAGAAGCCCATTAGGGAATATGGGGTTACAGTTATTAGAAGCTCAAGAGAAATTAGTTTCTCAGGAATATGAAGTTGAGAATCTTAGAATTAAAGCAGCTATGTATAAAGCATATTTCTTTCGTAATTCCATATTAGCAGAAAAATTAGAAAAACAAAGTGAAGAAAACAGAGATGCACTTATCGGAGGGTTTGATGGTTTTTCATATGCAAGTTGGAGAGCAAACGCTGTATATAGAACGCTTGAAGATATGTGCGATGAAGGACTATTAACTGAAAAAGAATATAGAGAATGCAAACTATGAAATGGAGTGATGAATTATGGCAAAAACATTAAGAGATTTTTGGAATAAGACAGACGGAGTTTATGATTTTGTGGATAAGAATGGAGTTTCTATTGATGATATGAATTATCCCTTAGAAACAGAAGTGTTAAATGAACGGTTGGTTGAAGGTGAACAGTATGAGATTACATTAAATGTAGAAGTAAAGGAGTGATGAAATATGAAGATAATTAAAGAAAGTACCATTAAAAAACATTCATATGAAAATGGAGTTCATACTTCTTATACAGAAGTGATAGAACAATACCATTATGATTCGGAAGAGGAACGGAATAAACATGCAGAACAAATGACCGAGAAAGGATTTAACGATAGTGGTCAGGTTAAAGAAAATGTTGGTACGATTATGAATCCAAAACTTGTATGGTTCGGAAGCTATTATAAATATGAAAGAAATTAGGCAAGGAAACAAGAGTTTCATTGGAAGAATGGAGGAATTATTATGTATTTAAGAAAAATATTAACAGACGGAAATAATGAATTTTTAGAAAATATGCGTGTTGATTTTGATTATAAGGGAGAACATCATAATGTAAGAATCAAAAGATTATGTGATAACTTCTTTGAATCATACACAGGGGCTTGTTTTGATTATAGCGAAATTTGTAACTGCAAGATTGGATATATAACAGGCGAAGAAGTAACTGTAAGCATTAAAATATTATACGAAAACAATTTTGGTGCTGAATGTGGATGGATTAATACAGAAAATAATGAAAACGGAGATGTTGTATATTACGATTTGTACACCACAAGCGGCTTAGTATGCATGGATGGGGAAACCTGCAAAATCATTGATGTAAAAGAAGACTGTATCGTATTAAAAAATACAGACGGAGAAAGGGATATGATTTTTACATTAACTTATGAAGAGGCTAACATTTGTTGTTTTGAATGTCCTGTTGAATAGAATGAAACGATGATTTATTTAGAAAGTGAGGAGACACTATGATTATTGCAAAAGAATTATTTGATGAATGTTTTTGCCCGTGTGATGGAATTGGAAGAGTATGTCTAAGGGGAGATGCTATAAATCCAGGAATTAATTTTCCAAAAGAACTGGTGGACAAAATGAAAGAGAAAGATGGTGAAGAATATACTCCATCATGTTTTTCAGTAGATGTTGTGGATGAATCGACTGCATTACTTTACTATACTACTTATATTGGAGATTATATTGAACTTGGTGTAGTTGATAATGCAAATGAACTTAAAAAGTATTATTTAGAAACTGCTGATACAAAAGATATTAAAGAAACTGGATGGAATTAAATCCAATGAATCGGAAATTTCAAGTGAAAGGTAGGTGCTTACTATGAGATACATAAGTCATTATGAAGAATACCCAATATATGAACCGGCAGAAGGTGGATATTATTATGCAGGTAATCAGTTGGTGGTATCTGAGCGAAAGAGCAAACGTCAATGTAGAAAAGATTTTGAGGAGATCTGGCAGAAATGTCTGGAAGAGAACAAAGACGATCCAGAATATCCTTGGATTAGAGCAAATGCAAATTATATCTACAGAAATAGTAGATATATTGGCGAAGGTGAGAGTTATGTCATTGAACGTAAACAAGGCAGCATGGAACATGGGTATGAACCATATTGTTGAGTGATAGTAAAGGTAAATTCAAAGTCCTTTTAGTAGGACACAATAAATGATATAATAAAGAAAAATCGGAGGTAATTATTATGGCATATTTAATAGCATTTATTATTATATTTGGTATTCCTTATTATTTTAATAAAAAAGAAGAATCACGTAAAAGACAAGATATGTATAATAACTTAAACAAGAAGTCTGTAGATGAAATGGAAAAGTGGAGAAGATAATATAGAAGAGAAAGGTGGTTGATGAATATGTTCGGAGGACTATTAGCGTTCTTAGGAATTTATGCAGGAAGTGCTGCAAAGGCAGCTTATGATAATTATGATATGAAGAAGACAACTCGTGCAGTTGATGAAAAAGGAAATGTTCATTATGCAGATAGATTGTGTAACGAATACATCAATGGTGAACGAGTAAAGAGAATTGAGACTACTGATAGAAACGGAGTTAAGTTGTATTCTACAGTTGGTGTGAACAGTAGTAAAGTATATGATACTTCTTACGGAAGGGGTACACAGCAGTTATTCGAAATGAGTGAACATGATAAACAGGAAAATTTGAAATACGGGAAAAATGTATATAGTCAATACAATCCATATTTCGGAAAAACTGTTACAACTGAAATTAGTTCAGGCAGAACAATTACCTGTTTGTTTAGTGGTAAAAATAGTAAGACTGGTAAAGAGTTCTATAGAGTATGGTATTTTCGTCCAGAATGTCAAGGAAAGCTTGATTACAATACTACTGTTGATGGCGATATGGGAATTGAAATTACAAAAGAAGAATTTAATAAGTTGAATTTTGGAGCTTTGACATGTACATGTATGCCAAGTGATTATGATGTAGTCCATGCATTATGGGGTGATAGGTAATGAATAAACAGAGAAGAGAAAAGATAAGGCAACTCAAAACTCAAATTGATTTGATTCAAACCGATTTGAAGAAAGTTTCAAGTGAGTTATCTTCCATACTTAATGAAGAACAGGATATATTTGATAATATGCCAGAAGGATTACAGAGCAGTTATAGAGGAATGTGTTCTGAAGATGCTATTGATAGTATGGAAGAGGCAAGTGAGAAACTTGATGAAGTGATTGAGTTATTAAATGATATTGTGTAAAACGGAAAGCGGAGTTGATAAAATGATATTGTACAAAAATGTAGATATTTGTGATTTAGAGTCAATTACTAAAAATGGAATTTTAAGTATAGATGAATGCGGAAATAATAATTGGGACAAAGGAAAACGAGCAAATAATGATACATCAGTAGTATATTTATTCAGCCCGATCGGTAAACAGAACTCATTCCCTAATTATGGTGCAGCATTGTTGGAGGTTGAATGTGAAGCAAAGGAAAATAAAATTGATAAAACGGATATACATATAGATGATTATATAGAATATATTACAAAAAGAGTTAAACCATCAGAAATAAAAAGAGTTATTATTCCTAAAATTTTTAAAGATTACATTTCAGTTCCTCAAAATGTTGGAATTAAATGGTGTGAATTGAAGGCAGAATGTTATGGTAATAATGGATTAGAAGAATGTAGTAATAAAATTTTGGAACAGTTCGCAAAAACAGCTCTATTAATGGATTCTACAGATTTTAATTTCTTTAGAGGTGTAACTGAAAAACGAACGATGATTGATTTGTATAATATAGAATATATATTCTAAGTAAATAATAGTTTCGAATGGAAAATTGGAGGTTGATTATGAGTAGAGATGAAGTGAAATATTATATAGATCATATGGATGCAAATGGTTTATTAAATTTGTGCAATGATATAAATGAATGGAAATATAAATCTGGCAAACTTAAACCAGATTGTACATTAAATCATCTAGCAGAAAATTTACAGTATTGGGAATTAAGAGATTTGGAAGAACTTATTCTTAATGCAGCTCATGAAAAATTTGGGAATTTAGTTAGTTTATTGATAAAGAGTGAACCAAGTATCTATATAAAATAAGTCAATGAAACCAAGTTTTCATACGGATTGAAAAGGAGAATATATCATGAAAAGAATGCCATATAAAATAAAAGAAAAACTTAGACAATATGCAAATATTCAAACTAGGGCAAAATATATACAAAGAGAACTTGAAAATATGATTGAAGATTATGGAGTTCCTATTGAAAATTTAATTGCTGATGTAGATATATATAACGATGAGCCTCAAACAGAAGCTCTTGCATATTTGAATAACGGAGAATGTAATAATATAGAAGAAACTATAAATGAGATTGAAGAAGTATTTTTGTGGTTTGTAAATAACAAAACTAACAAACTCTAAATTTCGAGCCAAGAAGGAAGAATATTATGGAACAGCGATTAGCTGCAAAGAAAAGAGATTTGGGAAATCAACAAGAATATTTCAGAATTGATATGAAAAACATAGAACAATCAAATTATGAAGACAATGCCATTAACGCATTATTATGTATGAAAAAACTGAAAACGGAAATTGCAGAGTTAGAGTTGGTGATGTAGTTGAAAAAAGCAAATGAACTCTAAGTTTACTATGGAATGTAAAGGAGAATAGTAGTGTATGAAAATGACAGTAAGCGATATATTAACAATAACAGGTGGAAATACAAGCTTTTATATTCAAGGAACAACAGAAAAAGACGAAATTGTTCAGTTAGCTTATGGAAAAGTTGATGATATTAAATTTCCGTTAGTTCCATATGGAAAATATGAAGTACAACACATTTCAGTAGATGAAAATTATTTATATATTTGCATAGATGATAATATCAACTTTGCACAAATAAATCCAGAATTAACAGATATTACTTGCGATGGGTTTACAGGCTATATAATATAAAAATACCAAGTAAATTTAACTTTATTTTGGAATAGTATGTAATGTATTTGGAGATTAAATATTATGGATAAAATAGATGACATCAAAAATGATTTGAAAAATGTAAACGAATTGAGAGATATAAAAGGCAATCCAATTGTACAATCAGTTCTTCTATCATCGTTAAAATCAATCCCAGTCATAGGCGATATGATTGATTCTACAACAGAAGTTTTATTAAACGAATTTCAAGAAAAGAAGCAACAAGAACTGATAGATATAATTTTTTCAGATACAAATAATATTACAACAGAAATGGTAAATGATGTAGAGTTCATTGTTAATTTTAATAAAACATTGGAAGCAGTAAGAAGACTTGCAACTAACGATAAAGTAAAATTTTTTGGCAATCTCATGAAAAATGGATATTTAATGGATGAACGTATTGAGAACAGTGTATTTGAAGAATATCTAGATATATTAAATACTTTATCGTATAGAGAAATATGTTTTCTAATTGACTATAAAAAATGGTTAGATAAACATGATCCATTTTTAAAAATAAATAGTTGGAAAAAATTTAAAGAATATTATATACATCAATGTAAATTTAATATTACTTATCAATTAATGGAAAACATATTTTGTAAATTAGCTAATATGGGGTTTGCAAGACTCATATACAGAAAAGAAGAACTTGTTGCATGTGATCGAAATAAGAAAAAACGAAAAAAGAGACAAAAGAAAATAGATAAAAAACCAATATCCGAAGTTTATGATATAAGACTTTCTGTATATTTTTATAGATTTTGTCGCTATATTTTAGATAAAGCAGAACAATAAAACGATATTAGAATATAGTAATTTTATGTGAAATAATATTTAGTTAAATAAGTGCTTGTTTATTTATAGAATAAAATATGTGGGAATAAGGATATTGAGATACATAATAATTTATTATATAAAGGGAGGATATTATGGATAAGCTGGTACAGAAAGTGAATTATAATTTACCAAATTCACCTGCACAGCAATTATATATGTATGGCGAAGCAAGTGTAGAAGCCAATCATGCAATGCAAGAACCACTACAAAAGCTATATCAGTATGAAAATCAACCAGATATGAGAGAAAAAATAAGAGAATATATTGATGAGCTTGATACAGAAATCAAGAGATGTGAGAGTGAACTTATTCTTATTAATTCATCGTATACTCAATCATGTGAACCAAAAAATCCACAAGTGGGGGAAGTTTGGATAGGTCATTCAGATAATAAATATGAGTTACAAAGCAGAATTAATGCGTTAATCGAAGTAAAGAATGATTTACTCGGAAGACTGGAAGAGGTGGTATAAATGGATAGAAAACGAAATAATCCTATATGGTGTTGTGATTAAATTGAAGAGAAAATTAAAGATTATAAAATATCTCTTACAGAAATTAAAGAAGAAGAAGTAAAAAGACAGATGGAAATTGTTGTTGATGATTTAGAGTCAATTTTATATGGGTAGACTGGGAGAGGTGGTATAAATGAGCCGAATTAATAAAACGCAAAATAACTTGCAGTCAGTATGGAATAATTTGGATCTTGCTTATGAACATATGGAAAGAGCTATTGAGGATTTGTCAAAAATGACTGGATTATCTGATGAATTAGAGAAAATAGTTGAGCAGTACGATTTGTCGGAAATCAGCATAATGAAGCAGGAAGTTGAAGAATTAATGCTTAACGCTGATGGAACACAAAGAACTACTAAAATAGAAGATTATAGAAGTGGTAAAATTCCACTGTAAATGACGATTTCTTGGTAAACAGAATGGAGATGATTGAATGAAGAAAATAACAAAATTTGCAGATATACCATCTTTTACACGAGATGGTTCTTGGCAATGTGATTTTGATTTTGCGTATTTATTACAATTTATAGACGAACATATAAAAAGTTATGACTTGCAGCTTAATCCTGATTTTCAACGGGGACATGTATGGACAGAAGAACAACAAATAGCATGGATTGAGTTTTTCTTGAGAGGAGGAAGAACAGGTCGTATTCTATATTTTAATTGTCCTAGTTGGCAAGGTTCTGTAAAAGATGGAGATTATAATGATTTTGTTTGCGTGGATGGATTGCAGCGCATTACCACTATTCGAAGGTTTATGAACGGAGAAATATCTGCGTTTGGTTCGTATATTAGCGAATACGAAGATGAAATGTCTTTAATGAGAAATTCGATTAAAGTAAATATCAATAATCTAAAAACAAAAAAAGAAGTATTGCAGTGGTATGTGGATATGAATGCAGGAGGCACTCCTCATACAAGTGAAGAAATTAACAGAATTAAGAAGATGATCGAGAAACTATAAAGCAAATGAAAAATTGCTTTCTTATTGAAAGCGAATTAAATATAGAAATAAGCAATAGAAGCAGAAATTAACTGCTTCTTTTTTATTGCAGAAAATGAGGTGATGAATATGAATTATGGAAATCCAAAACGCAGTAGTCAATTTATTTGTTTGAATTGCATGAAAATAAATCAGCTTGGATCTGGCATACAACGTGGCTGCCACACAAGAGAAAAAGGTCATATAAAAGATTTGTCATGTTTTAACAAAGGTTGCAATGGTCAAGTGACAAAGAACTTAGAAGTGAGATGGTGTGATGATTTATTAAGTGCATACGATAAGGCGAAAAACATAAGAAATCAATACTATAATACGAGAATAAATAAGTAGAAAGTGAGGTTGATGTTATGTGTTATAAGATAGAGATTCAAAACAAAAATGCTAAAAAGCTTAATAGGAAGTTGGATGAGTTAAATCTTCCTATATATATGAGAAAATATTTCACTGTTAAAATAGAGAGTAAGGCAGGTGCATTGAATTATCTTGGAGTTATTGTAGATTTACTCAATTGGTTTATTGAAGAAAAACTTATTGATAAAACAAATATTCCAGACATCGAACCATCGGATTTTACCGATCTTATGGCAGAAGATATCACGTTATATTTAAAGACAAAAGAGCAGAATGGAATGTCGCCTACAACATTGGAAACCAGAAAACATATGATAAGTAGCTTTTGGGATTATATGAGTAGAGTAAAGGGAACTGAAATTAAAGATAAATTCTTCAAAGATGTAACATATAAAGGAATTCCATCTGGAAACAATTTAACTAAAAAACTTCCAACAGAAAAGCAACTTAATGATATGGAAGAGAAAATAATGTGGAAAAAGGATATTCCTGTAAGAAATAGAAATATTGCTATCTTTCGTGTATTAAGAGGAACTGGAATAAGAGAATCTGAACTTGCTGGTTTGGATTTATCTAATTTGCATTTAGATGAAGAAATGCCTTATATTACAATTCTTGGTAAAGGTGTGTACAGAGAAATGCAAAATAGAATGGTATATCTTAGCGGATCTGCTTTAAAAGCTATAAGAGAGTGGTTAGAATACAGAAATACATTGAATAATATTGTAGACAAAGAAGCAGTTTTTGTAAATAAAAACGGTACACGTACAACAGAAAGAAATATCAAACAGATATTTGAGAACTATGGGAATGGTATTACTCCACATATGATGAGACATTATTATGCCAGTGTAATGAATCAGAATGGAAATCTTGCATTTGTTCAGCAGCAGTTGGGACATAGCAGTGTAAATACAACAGTTAATAATTATGCGAATGGAGCAGTAGGAATGAGAGAAGTTTTGGAGAATATGTAATGAAAGTAATAAGAACAAGAGAAATGATCGAGACACTGCAAAAATACGAAAAGACTTACGGTGTAGGTATAATAATTGGGTTCAGTAACAATATCGTTGAACCCAATTATATCATTAAAATAGCTAATAGAAATGAATTTGGATTAATTGAAAACCCAAAATATCAGCCAAAAGAAATACCGATTTCAACGGTTGAATTAGGTAGTATTTTGGTTTAAAACGCACGAATTATGGTCAAAAATGCTCATTTATTATCTAAAATCAATATGTCATTAGGGGTACAATCAAGAACGTCACATAGGTTTTGTAAAGTTTCAAAATATATACGTTGTACATTACCATCATATAAATTACAAGCTGCTTGATATCCAATTTTTAATTCTTTTGCAAGTTGATTCCTATTCATACCCTTTTGATCAACTAGAGATTTTATATTTAATTTCATAGATTTACCTCCTTGATATTATATACTTTAGCATATATTGTTAAAAAAATAAATATAATCTCAAGAATATCTATTGACAATATATTGTTAAGGGTATATAATGCAAAATATCAAAGGTAATCCATTACATACAAAAGAAGAGAGGAGGATACATATGGATTTACAAAGATATGATATAATCAAGGCAAACGTAAAATATGAAGGTGGATCAGTCCAGACGAATGAACGTCCATATGTAATTGTTAGCAATCCGATTGGAACAAAACACGCTACGATAATCACAGTGATGCCTTTGACTTCAAAAATAAAGAAATTGAATATGCCAGTTCACGGTTGTATTAATGCAGATGATAAAAATGGATTGACAGAATATTCAATGCTACTTGGTGAACAGTTAATTACTATTTCAAAAGAAGAAGTAATTAACAAATTAGGAACTGTTACAGATGAAAAAGAGAAAAAGTTAATTGATAAGGTTTGTTTTAATTCTTTATTTTTTGGAACAGAATATAGACTAGAGGAGGTAACTGCGTAATGTATGTAAGTAAAGAAATGGCAAAAAAGATTATTGATGAAGCACCTGGAAAAATTTGGATAGATTCATTTAATGGACTTACATTTATTCATACAAAACCAAGACAAATCAGTATTGATGAAGGAAAGAATATGATAAATAATGCATCTACAGTTGATTATCAAGACAATGAAATCTTCGGAAGATTATGTTTGGAGGGAATTCAAGAACTAATGATACACAATATAAATTTTCCGCTTAAACTTAGAGAATAAATGTCCATTTTATCGGACTGAAAATGTGATAAATATATTTACAGAACAAAAAGGCAAACACACGTTCGAAAAAACAGTTGACAAAAACAAACATACGTTCTAATATTGTTCTTGTAAAACAAAAAAGATAGAGTTAAGCGGTGCTGGAACACCAAATGCTCAACTCTATCCAACCAATACATACAACAGCATAAGCTATCGTAAGGCAGAACAAAAGTTCTACGTTAAATTATAATACATAGATTTTCTTTGAAAGTCAAGTGGTTCGAGTATTTCTGCTTTAAAAATCCATTTTTTACAATTTAATATGGAAAATAACTTATAGGGCATTTGCCAAGCGGTAAGGCACAGTATTTTGATTCCTGCATTCACCAGTTCGAATCTGGTATGCCCTGCTATGTAACATTCCACCCGGTATGTTTCAGAACGCAGATTTAAAATCTGTAAGCGCAGACTGTAAGCTGCGTAAGTTCTTATGGAGAATAACTCACTAAAGAGTTACATAGCCAACAGTTCGTTTCTTGATTTAAAATTTGTTGGCAAGCCTAGCGGTCGGCTAGTTGTGGATTACAGGTCACATTAATTCTTGTAAAGCTTTGTCCACTTACGGATGTATCCAATGTCAATACCCGTCAGTCTTGGCATTGGTTATGGATCATTAGCTCAGTTGGTCAGAGCAACCGGCTCATAACCGGTCGGTCATAGGTTCGAGTCCTATATGATCCATTACAAAATAATAGTAGAAGGGAGATGAATGTATTGGCTCAATATGTTATTACTGATGGAACTCGCTGGGTTATGCGTGACAGAAATAATAAATACGTTCCAACATCTAATGAAGCACTTGCTGATGTATTTGGAAATAAAGAAGCTAATTCTGTGTATCAAAATAATTTACCAAAGGCATTGAAATCGGTCTTTCATATTCAGAAAATCGACACGCCACCAAAGTTGGTAAAACAAATCACACATGCAGAAGTGCAAGAGAATACAGAAACGGTGTCAGTTGCAGAAAATATCCAATATTGGATGGATAAGATATCTGGATTAAACGGACTTGCTTCTGAAGCATTACATAGAAAAGAAGAATTGATTAATCAGTTAAGCGAAGTTGATAAGGAGCTTTGTGACATAAACCATTACATAGAATTCTGTAACCTTAATGCAGCACAAGGCTATAAGGCATACAAAATGATAAAAGATAGGAGAGTGAAAAGGAGAAGTATTAAGAATGAGTTAGATGTTCTAAATGTTATTCTTGGAAAGAAGATATCTGAATCGGTAAGTGATGAATTACAAAAGATGATTAACGGATTAGATGGAAGAAAATATGAACCAAGAGTTATGAATGAACTGTTCGATTTTTAAGCGAGGTGATGAAAATGATTATTTGTAGAAATTGTAACACTCCAATGGAAAATGTAATGTCATTCTCGAAAGATAAGAATGAGAAATTTTCACGATGTCCCAAATGCTTTAGTGAAACAAAGTACACAAATATACAAGTTGGTGAATTGACTTTTGGAGAGTATTTACATAGAGAATTAAATAAGAAGGGACATATAAAATGATAACAAAAGAAACTATGTTAATCATTAAATCCAATCAAAAAATGTTGGACATCATTAATACATACATGCAGGATGACATGAAAAAGTTAAAACCAATATGTCATAAGGTTTGGGAAGGGAAAGTTAGCACAAGCGAATACGAGGATTTATATGATGTAGCAACGGATTGTCTTATAGAATCAGTTGTTCAATATGATCATTCAAAGTCTTCTTTTAAGACTTTTCTTACTGGAAATATTATGCGAAAGACAAGCACATGGATAAGAGATAATAAATATACTCTTAAATCAAGTAATCTGGAAAGAGATAAAAATGGAAAGATCCTACGGGATGAGGATGATATTCATAAAAGACCTAAAAGAATTGAGAATATATCACTAGATGCTCCAATGGAAGATGGTGGAGACTTAAAAGAAATGATACCTGGTACATTTAAAAATCTGTATGATGAATTATTTTATGAAGATTTAAGTGATATTAAGATACGAAATTATTTAAGCAAACTATCAGATATTCAAAAAGAAATTTTATCATATTTGATAAAAGGTTATGAAACTAAAGACATACAAGAGTTATTACATATTTCTAAAAAAGATTATGGTAATCATATAGCAGCTATTCAGGCTTATGAAAACGTTAGAGAATTAATGTAAAAATGGGAGGAATTTATTATGGCAAAGAAAGTAAGGGAACAAGCAATCGCATTATCTTCATATTTAAAAAGTGTAAATAGTGAAGATATATCGGAGAATCAGGATGTACAGAGAATGTTTTGTTGGGACAATCCGGCAATAAATGAACTTATTGTTACTGTACTTACAGATGATTACATTCCTCCTATTATTCTTGGCGAAGAGGAGCTTGGTGGAGATTTAACACAACAATATATTGTTGATGGTATTCAAAGAACTACAGCTTTAAATAAGTTCCGTCATATGAATTGGAAAACAACAAAATCATTTGAAAATAGTGTTATTCAGTATCAAGCGAAAATGAGGGATAGTGAAGGACATCTTATCAAGGATAAAGATGGTAGTATTCTTTGGGAAAATCGGGAGTTTGATATTAAAAATAAAACTTTCGAACAGTTACCAGATGAACTTAAGAAGAAATTCGATGATTATCAGATTCGTATTGTAATTCATCAAAATTGCACTATGCAGGAAATAAGCAAGCTTGTAAGACGTTATAACCGCAACAAGAGTATGGGTTCAAACCAGAAGGCTCTAACATGGATTCCTACATATGCAAGAAAAATTAAGAACATTGCTAATAACGAGTTCTACAAAAATTGTGTTTCTTACTCAAAGTCAATGCGTAAGAACGGTACATACGAGCAAACAGTTGCAAATTCTGTGATGGCAACATTTCATCTTAATGATTGGAAAAAGACACCAAACGATAGAAATGAGTACCTTGAAGAGAACTCTTCGTTTGATGAATTTGAAAAGGTAAATGAATATGGAAATCGTATTGCAAAAGTTTGTGGAAACAAATTTCAGAATATATTCGTATTTAAGGATATTCTTTGTTGGATTGCAACATTCTACAATTTTACAAAATTTGGACTCAAAGATGAGAAATTCGCAGAGTTTGTAAATGCTCTTGTAAATGAATTACATGGGAAAGTAGTTGGTGAATGGAGTTATGACATGCTTGATAAAGAAGCTGGTACATCTGATAAAAAGATTATTCAAGCCAAAATTGAAACATATACCACTTTAATGATGAATTATTTACATATTAATCCAGAAACAGCAATAGAAAATTCAGAAGAAACAACTCTTTCTTTTGTTCAAGAAAATGCAAATCCTGACGCTACAGAAGAGGATATTGAGTTTTACAGAGATATGGTTGAGGATTGCGTAAGGGTGGACGAGCCTGTATATCAGCAGTGTGAAAGGGCTGTAATTGCTATTATGGCTTATGCTTGTATGAAAGAACAAGATGAGGAATTTGAAAAATGGATTCAGAGATATAAAAACCAGATAAATTTCAGTCCTTCACAGAAAACAAATTTTACATATATGAAAAATAGTTTTGATAAATATGTTCAGAAAGGAGCTAGTGGGAAATAAAAGATAGCACAATTTATGTAGATGAAATGAGCATTTAGATAGGAGTGATTATATGCGTATAAAAGATCTTATAGATAAGTCAAAACACATTCAGTTTATTTGGATTCATAATCATGGTGAATCGAAGTTAGCTGAGATTAATGAACTTACTGAAAAAGATTTATCTTATAAATTTGAATGGTTTGAAATTACAGAATATCATGGGAAACCTTGTATTGAATTTAATTTGTAATAGGAATAGGAAATTTATTATCAAGATGTTGGGAGAAATATTATGTCAGATAAAGAAAGTTTAGAATCAATTTTAAATGATTTTGATTCACTATTATTAAAAGATGTTGAAAAGGAATTATATTGTGATCGAATGACTTTTCAAGAACTTAGGGAATGGCAGAAAAACATTCAAGAAATTAATATTAGGCTTCATAAGTTATGATAATTAGAAAATTTGGAGGAAAAGAAAATGATTCAGTTAAAAGATATAAACGAAATTTTATCAACAAAACAGCCAATTAGACTGGTTTATCCTACAGGTGAAAGTAATATAGCGAATATTTGGAATTTTGAAAATTGGAAAGATTGTGTTGTAGAAAATGTTTATAGCAAAAATGGTGAACTTGTTATTGTTTTGAGAACCCCAGAATACTATGAACTTATCCCACAGAAATTTGGAGAATTGTTAGATTATTTCTTTACAAATCATCCAAGACAAATGGCTGAAATGTATTCCAAGGATAATTGCATTGATGATATTGCAGATATATATGCTTATTTTGGTTTTTCTGACGATGTGTTAGATAGGTACAGAATGTAAAAAATGTTAAGTGAAATGCTTATAATTTAAGGAGATGAATAAATGAAAATTACGAGAGAATCGCATGAAGCATATATAAGAGAATATGATGAATTTATGATAAATACAAGAAAGAAAATGAATCAGATTATAAAACAGCATAAGAAATTTGGATTACCAAGTCAATATCCTGATGAATATTTTCCATGTAAATATGTAAAAACGATAGACGAAGAGTATGGTCTGATAGAAATATATGAACCTGGAACAAAAAAATATCATCAAGTATATGTAAATAACATTGTGATTATAAATTAGAAGTGGAGGTAAAAAGATGAAATATATTATTGAGACAACAGAAGATGGTGTAAATGAAACATTGGAGGTAGATGGGAATTTATATAAAAAAGAGTGGTGCAGAGAGGAAAACGGTATTTTTAGATGTAAACAAAAAAACTTTGCAGACCAAATGGAAAATGATGGGTGCGATAATGAACTATTACTTGAAAAAATTGATGAGGTTTTTAATAGCTTCCTTGCAAGTTCTGTTGACGATATAAGAGATTATTTGGATATGTAAATACTTAATTAGAATTTAAGGGAGACAATGCTTATGAGAAAGATTATTGAAAAATTTATATTAATTTATCTGAGGACGTGTCGAGGACACGAATTTTACAGAGATAACCTATATGTGGGGATGTATCGATTCA